ATGGATATGAATACGACACTCATCCATTTGAGTTGGAAGCTATCGCTGCAGAAAAAGATTGGAAACTTTTTATAAAATAAGTCACTCCAGATTTTTTTATGTCAAATATTTGTGGTATATTAGTAGAGTAATTAAAAGAGTAATAGAAATGAAAAAAATCAAAGCAAAATTATTGACTTACTTATTTACCGATTGGGTAAAGTCAGAAACTGATGTTGAAACGTTGATCATGACAAGAAACATGATAGAGCAACGTAAGAATAAAATAACTGGACACACTCCGGTTTTGGGTTTTAGAATGCATGGTACAACTAATATTAAATAATATGAATTATAAAAGATTTAACAGACACGATTGCTTTACTTCAGAAATGAGAACAATGACAATGGATGTCATTAACGCAACAGAGGACGATTCATTAACAAACATGTCATACGGACTTTTTGATGGATATTTATATGATGATTTACTGCCAAGGGCAATTAAGCTTGGTGTAAGTAAAGAAATAGAAAATAAAATCAGAGGTTTAAAGAAAGCAATTGAAATGTTTATTCAATTGACAGATAAAGAAACTAAAATTATATAACATGAATACATTTGATAAAATTAAAATAGTTAAAGAAGCTGTACAAAAATTCTTTGATGATAGTGCAGAACAATTTATACATGATAATGACATCATTTCATGGGAAGAAAATCATATCGTAACAACCGGTACACAGATCATGTGCAAAAAATGGAATGTCAATGACATGGGAGGAGGATTTGTCCAATCAGTCATAGACAATGATTTAAGCAAAACAATGGCTTCAGCTGACAATATCAATATGCACGCTGTCAGATTCTACTGTGCTATGATTTATAACGTATCTAAACCTAAACGTATATAATGTTAGGAAACTAGTACTTTGCAGCCATCAGCACGAGTGCAGCACTAAAAGAGTCGAATAAATAATTAAACAAATTATACTTTGTGTGTATAATAACTAAATAAATCACATGTCTAAAAATAAGAAATCAAACATTCTATCTGAAGCTAACGACATCGTAAATAATCGTTCTGAAGAAAAATCACGCCAATATGGCCCATTCGAAGAAGGTATGAGACGCGCAGCAATGATATTCAATGGCATGACCGGCCAAGATCTTAACGGTTCAGATATGTATGCTGCGCTAGTAGCTTTAAAACTAAGCAGGCATTCATATAATTATAAACAAGATAATTTATTAGATGCAGTAGCTTACTTAGGTGCATTAGATAACTATGTAGATAAGCACGGTTATAAAGAAAGTGAAGATCCATTAAAATAAAAGTATGACAGAGTTAACATTTTTTACAGAACAGGAAACCGATAAGTCGATTAAAGTCGGCATTTGTGCATTGGTTGGTAAAATTAGCCCAAAAATCTCATCGCATAAAGGTGCATGGGCACACATGCTATTAAATCAATTGCAAAATGCTGGTTTTGAAAATGCAGAAGTAATCACATCTAATCAAACTGATTGGAATGACTACGACGCAATTCTAATTGATCACGGTATGGAATTCAAAGGCACCTTCAATATATTTGGAGGATCTAATGATGATTTATATCATCAACTAATGAGGTTATTTACACCAGTTAAAATGTATTCTTTACATCATGCCATGCCAGATATTGGTAACTTAATTAAAACAAGACTAAAAGCTGGTACAGATTTGTTTAAAACGCTTGAATCTAGAATTGAAGAAGCTACAGAAATCTGTATGGAAATACAAAAGATTGATCATATTGAAAAAACTGAAAAATTATGTTTTGGCGATAGTCACTCTTTTGGAATGTATCAAGCAGGATATATGTGTCAAAGGCACGATGGATTAACAATGCACGGTGCACTTAAGCGCGGTTTACAAAGTTATGTTTATCCATGGATAAATGAACTTACAGTTTACATGGGTAATATTGATGTTCGACATCACCTAATGCGTCAGTCAAATCCAAGTGCTGCAGTTAAAGTACTTATAAAAAGATATGAAGAAGAACTTATTGGATTAGGTATTAGTAATATTGAAATTGTAAATGTTTTACCTATTGAAAACGAAAGTAGACCTTTACCAAAAACAGGGTATTATAAAGGAACGCCTTTTGCTGGGACTTGGAATGAACGTACAGAATTAGTTAAAGAAATTAATGCCGGAATAGAAGACATGGCACAAAGAAATAACTGGAAGGTCTATAAACATTCAGAAGTTTATTTTAATACTAAAGGTGAATTAACTTTCGATGTAATGGAAAAACCCAAGTCCGTCCACATATCTAGAGAATACTATAGATGGAATATGGAAAAAAACGAAGCAAATAAAAATTTAATTAAACAAACACTATCTTTATTTTAATGAAAGCAGACGAAAAATTCAACATAGAAATTACCTACAACGAATCAGGTAAAACCGAAAACATAGTAATAGAAACCAAAGACATAGAGTGGTCAATGACACAATTTCAAAGAAATAGACCATCGTTTAATTGGAAAATTATAGATTGATATGCAGATATCTCCAAATGAAATAGCTAGAATAGCACAAATAGCATTTGTTCTAGAACCTATAGCTAATAAACCTGGATTAACAACTAGATACACCGATAAGAATAAAAACTTAAAGCTAGAAAACTTCCTAGTTGCCGGTATTAATACAGGAGATTCATTTAGAGAATTAGCAAAACGAGTTTACGAATCCAAAGATTTACCAATAACATATGATATTGCACTACAAGCTCAAAAAGATTCATTTAAAAATAGAATAGGTAGCAGACTTATATACGGTGGTATAATTAGTTTATTTCCATTGATTATAACACAAACACATATCCGGTCAACTGATCCATACCAAATCTTAAGCAATGTAGAAGGTGTATTAAAACAAACACACAGAGAAGATGCAGTATATCTTCAAGAATTAGAAAACTATGCTTATAGTTTTGGGTTTAATCACAAACAATATATGTTTGATGTAAAGGATGAATATGAAAATATATGGGATTATTTAGAAAAAGATTTGGTCTCAATAGGAGAATTAACAAATCCGCAATGGAAAGATAGAGCCAAAACAGGATCATCGAATAAAGAAATATTGAATGGATATCCTATTGTAAAGGGCATGTTAGATCTTTATTATGACACTATAAAAAATAAACCATGGCGAGGAATAAGCCAAACAACAGAAGAAATAGATTTCTTAATAAGAAGAGAATTTCCAAATGCACACATTCAGTGGTTAGCAGATCTACATGTGTGTTTGATGTATTTGATCTTATGTCATGACAATAAAGATTTTTTTGTATAAAATAAAAAACAATGAACATAACAACAACCAAATATTACGATGAGTTCTTAAGATATTTTGAGCTAGCCAAAAAACAGCAAGATTTAAGTAATCTTGGTCATGTTCCACATGCAGAATCAAAACTAGATGACGAACTAATGCATCACATAGAATTATATGATGTCGTAGAACGTAAATATGCTGGATTTTCCCAAATAATTAATGACTGTTTTTATGGTTGGAATTCAGATCATCCATATTGGTCAAGAATGGAAGCCGGATTATATACACCTCAGCGAATGGAAGTGGCTACTAATTGGAATTCTAAGAGAGACGAATTTGGACTAGAAGAATGGCTTTACATCTTTATTCTTCACAGAGTATGTGGCTCAGCAATTAATTATGCAACTAAACCATCAGGATATCACAACACTATTTTATTTAATTTACATGAATGTGAAACTATAGAAGAAATGTGTGAGGTGATCAAACATCATCCTACGCCATTTTACACTTCAGTTGGTTATCAATTTCCAGCATTTCCAAAACCACCAAAACCAGAAGTTAATGAAGATTCGTTTGTAGGCATGTCTAGTTTTACAAAACCAGAATATGTGTATAAAAGAGGTGGAGATTATTTCTTGTGTGAATTTGCGCCAAGAATGGCCAGAGACATGGCAAACTTCTTAAGAGAAGGTGATAAAAAAGACTTAAGAGAATTGGGTGAATGGATGTTTAAGTGGAATGCAGATAATGGCTTAAGAGCTTATAGATTTCAATATGCTGCAGTTATTGCAGATGTTTGCGATTGGTACCCAGAATTTATGAATAGAGAATCAATGTTCTATTATGGTACTAACGCAGTAGAATGTATTGGTTATCTTGCAGATCCTGTAGAAAAGAAAGGTAAAAAGTCTGAAGAGTTTCTAGACGCAGTAATGACAAAGATTTATGAAGACACTGGCTCACTTCCATATAATGCAGAAGATGTAGCGTGTGACTTTATTAGATGGATAGAAAATTATTTAAGACCTGGAAAGGATTATGCACATATAAATATGGACACTTTGTGGAATTCGTCCGCTATTAAAGATCATCCATATGGTAGACAAAAGGCTATGTTAGATTTAGGTTTAGTAAAGACATTCAATGACATGACTCAATTTCCATCTGATGATAAAGTATTGCAAAGCGCAGGCGTATCAGTTGAAGAATATAAAAAAATGGTAGCAAAAACATGAGCGAGAAAATAAAAATAAAAGAAGTCAAACCAAAAATTAAACAAACACCAGATCAAGGTGTTTTGTTTACGTTTGATGATGATGTCAATCAAGAATACAGTAACATCACTTATGATGGAACTAATACAGATATAAAATTTAAGAAAAAGAAGCCTGCAGAAAGTTGGATGAAAGATTGGTCAGAAGAATTAAGATTAGCTAAATTCTTTGAATTCTGTCATGAATTTGATAAACGAGAAGATAGGTTACTATTAGAAGATTATCAAATATTTTCCCATAGGTTACACTGGCATGAACATCCTTATTGTTATATGATGCAACATGAGACAGATCTAGAAAAATTACTTTATTATACTATTGTGTTTTCATTCTCTAATGAGCATTGGGGAACCATTACTAAATTAATTAATCAAGGTGAAGAAAAGACCAGGGCGCATTTTGTAGAAAACAGACATGCTAGGAATGATTTATTTCAGATATATTATCCTAAGGGTACAATAGTTAAAGATTGGTTAATTGAAGGACCTAAAAAAGCAGCTAAAGATATGGCTCATATTCTAGAAGATCTAGAAAGGCCATATACAATGATGGAGTTTGCTAAATTATTAGAAGCTTATTTTAAAGAACATCAAAACTTTAGATCACCTTTATATCCATGTAAAAACACAGCAAGATATGTAGCTATGAGTAGACCAGATCTTGTTGATCCTGAATCTATTTTATTCGGAGGTACCGGACATTTCGATGGCATGCAACAAATATTTGGTGGAGTTAATCTTAATGGTAAAGTAAAATATTCTATTGACTCAGATGGTCAATTTATTGCAGAGAATAAGCATGCTGAAGAATGGCTAAGACAAATGGATGTACTTGTAAATCATCCAAACAATCCAATGGAAAGTCAAAAGTATTTAAATGTAGAAGATAAAACATGTTTCTTCTATAAACACATTGCAATTAGCCATGGAATAAAATCACCAACAAAAAGAATTCCATATACATGGATATTTGATGGTAAATTTAATTTAGCTAAAAATCCAGATAAAGAAATTAATGTTAACGCAGACACTACTCGACATTTATGGGGTAGAGATTATCCAAACGAATAAAATATGGCACACGATAAACACACAACAAGTTCAATGAATCAAGATTTAAATCTTATGATGCCTAATAGACAGGCATGGTTAGATTTAGCAGGAGATTGGCAAGATCCACTAGATGATCCAATTATTGTGAATCACGAAGGATTTAATGTAGTAAGAGATGATATGATGGGCTTTGGATCTAAATGTAGATTTGGAGATATTTTAGTACAGAAAGCACCGACTGATACATTAGTATATGTACAGCCAAGATTTGGATTCGCAGGAATTTCTCTTGCATATTTAGCAAAAAAATACAATAAGAAATTAGTGCTATTTATGCCATCGGGTAAAGTAATATCAGATCATCAAGCCATATGTATTGAAAGAGGAGCAACACCTAAATTTAGAAGAATTGCAGCAATGCCTAATTTAAATAGAATTGCAAAACAATGGGCAGAAGATAATAACGCTACGTTTATTCCATTAGGACTTAAACATGAGTTAGTAACTGCAGCTGCGGTCAAAGTTGCATATGATGTAGCAGAAAAACACGGATATCCAGAAGAAGTATGGTCAGCAATATCTACCGGTGTTTTATCTAGATCTTTACAAATTGCATGGCCAGATGCTGAATTTAATGCAGTTGCGGTTTCTAGAAATATTCAAAACGGTGAATTAGGTAGAGCTAAAGTTTGGTCACATCCTAAAGCGTTTGCTTCGGATGTAAAACCAGAATTTGCCCCTCCTTTTCCATCAGCAATGAATTATGATGCAAAGGCTTGGGAATTTATGGTTAAACATGGAAATCAAGGAGCTTGGTTTTGGAATGTAGGTGGACAGCCTTATCCAGAATCAGAAGAAACTAAAGAAAAAACGAATTCAAAAAGAGAATGGGGAGAAGTTTTAGAAATAGACAAATAAAAACTGAAACTATCTCGAATAAGATCATAGAAATAATATACAAAAAAAGAACATGGCGAACATAGACAACAAATGCGCAGATCTTGATATTCAAGATTATCACAAAGATACCAAAGATACATTTGGTTTACTCTTTGACAAACAAAAGGAATTACAATCTAGATTAGGTTTTGACTTTAAGGGTTGGAGCATTAAAGAGATCGCAGATTTCTGGATGGTGAATAAACATGCAATGAGCGATGAGCTTAATGAAATGTTTGATGCACTTGGAGGAATTAATGACGGTATCGGTAACGCAGGTTGGAAATATTGGAAAAAGGATAATACTAAGACTCCTGAAATGAAAATTGAAGATCTTAGTGAAGAAGACAAATTAGAGTTATTTTATGAGTGGATTGACGGTCTTCATTTTTATATGAACTTTGCAATTTCAATTGGTATGACAAGTAAAGACATTGTTAACTTGTACATGGCAAAGAATGCAGAGAATCACGACAGACAAGAACGAGGATATTAATCAACCAACACACTCAATAACATGCTATTAGATATAGAGCAAAAAGAAAACGAAGTCATAATCAGCTATTACGATAAAGAAGGCAAAGTATCATTTAAAAGATATTCTGTTAACAAATTTGAAAATTGGGTAGTCACTGAAGAAAAGGATCGTTGGAAAGATATTAAATTTAGAAACTGGGATAATCGCCCAATTAAGAGATCTATCTCAAGAAGTTTTAATAAATTTAGTTTGCTTTATTTTATGGATTCTCTACCGCAGAAGGATCAAGATGAAATCTTCGAATTTAATATGCCACGTACATATTTTGTGGATATTGAAACTGAAATTGTAGATGGTTTCCCAAAAGCAGAAGAAGCTAAAACCAGAATTCTATCATTCTCTATCATTACACCTGAACGTAAAGCAATTGTTTTAGGTTTAGAAGATATGAGTTCAGATCAAATCAAAAAGATTGAAGATGATACCAACGCTCATTTTAAAGACTATGATCAGGATTGGGAATTCAGTTATTACAAGTTTGATGACGAGTATAACATGGTATATACATTCTTACATAAGTTTCTACCTAAGTTCCCAATGATGACTGGTTGGAATTTCATCAACTATGACTGGCAGTATATAGTCAATAGGTGTAAAAGATTACAAATAGACCTGACTGACGTGGCAATCACTGGATCTTTAGATAGAAACGATAGTAGACCATTACACATGGGAATATTGGATTACATGCAGTTATATGATAAATATGATAGATCTGTTGCTGTAAAAGAATCTAATTCATTAGATTTTGTATCTAGTGCAGTATTAGATGTTGCAAAGATTAAATACACTGGTGGTTTACAAGAATTATATGAAAATAACTTCCAAAAATATATTTACTATAACGTGGTTGATTCATGTTTAGTATATTATATAGATAAACAACTTAGATCAATGGAAGTACTATTGACATTAGCAACTATAACTAGAATGCCACTTTATAAAGCAGCATCTCCAGTGGCAGTAACGGAAGCGCTTATAGCCAGAAAGCTAATTGGTCAAAATAAAAAAATTGGAATGGAATGGAATAAAGAAGATGCAAAGAAAGACGGTAAATTTGAAGGAGCATTCGTTAAACAACCTATTGTAGGTTATTACTCTGGAGTTTCAGCGTTTGATTTTGCATCTCTATATCCATCAATTATGCGTCAATTTAATATATCTCCGGATGCATTTGTTGAACAAGTAAATGAAATGGATATTCCAGAAAGAAGAAAGGACAAGGATGTAATTGTCTGTGAAAACGGAGTTGTTTATAAGAAAGAAGATAGTATTCTTAAAAAGATATTGGCTGATTTATACAGTCAACGTAAAGAATATAAAAAGACTTCTTATGAATATTATGAAAAAGCACATGAACTTGAAAAAAAATTAAAGTCCTAAATTTAGAAAATATGAATAATAGTATGATATATAATATCACTAGCAGCGCTGCTATTATTCTTACATACATCTAAATTATGGATTAGACTGGGTCTTAAATAAAGACCCATTGTAGTCTCAACTGGATTCTGTAAAAAAATTAAAAAAAATAATAGCAATATGTCAAATCTCTTTAAAGAACGTCTAGAATACAAGCCGTTCGAATACCCTGAATATTACACCGAAGGCTGGCTTAAGCAAGCTCAAGCTTTTTGGTTACACACTGAAATCTCAATGCAAGGTGATGTAAAAGACTGGAATGAAAACTTAATGCCACATGAAAAGAACTTAGTAGGCAATATTCTTTTGGGTTTCGCTCAAACCGAATGTGCAGTATCTGATTACTGGACAAATATGGTTACTTCTTGGTTTCCTAAGCATGAAATTAGACAAATGGCAATGATGTTCGGATCACAAGAGACAATTCATGCTGTTGCATATTCATATCTTAATGAAACTTTGGGTTTGGAGGATTTCGCAGCATTTCTTCACGAACCTGCAACTGCTGAAAAATTTGAATTCTTAACTTCAACAACAGCAGATTACACACATGAAGATTTACAAACAAATCCTGTAGCAAGAAAAGAAGTAGCAAGATCATTGGCTATTTTTAGTGCATTCGCAGAGGGCGTTTCATTATATTCATCATTCGCAGTGCTTTACTCGTTTCAAATGAGAAACTTGTTAAAGGGTATTGGACAACAAATGAAATGGTCAGTAAGAGACGAATCATTGCATAGTAAAATGGGATGTCAGTTATTTAGAGAAATGTGTAATGAATATCCTGAATTACCTGAAGAGATTCACACAGATGTACTTAAAGCTGCAGAATATATGGTTGAAATGGAACACAAGTTTATTGATAAAATGTTTGAGCAGGGAGATCTTGCAAATATGGAAGCAGAAAATCTAAAACATTTTATTATTAAAAGAGCTAACGAAAAAATCGCTGAATTAGGATATAAAGAAGGTCCATTTATGGAATTAGATAGTGAAAAGGCTAGTCATTTAGATTGGTTCTATCATTTAACAGGCGGACATACACACACAGACTTTTTTGCTATCAGACCTACTGATTATGCAAAAGCAGGAGAAGACGAGAATTGGGACGAGGACGACTTATTCGATTAATATAAATAATAAAAATGAACAAAGAAGATAAAGTAAATTACGGAGCGTCCTTAGGTTGGGAGCTAGGTGTAGATTTCCCAACATGGGGAAACACAGAGATATATGTTAAAACAATAAGCAAAGGATATTGTTACCAAGATGAAACGCCTAAAGATGCATACTGGAGAGTTGCAACTACAATTGCTAAAAGATTAGGTAAACCTGAACTTGCATCGAAATTCTTTGATTATATATGGAAGGGTTGGTTAAATCTAGCCTCACCTGTGCTTTCAAATACTGGATTAGAAAGAGGTTTACCTATTTCATGTTTTGGTATTGATGTTGCGGATTCAATTCACGATATTGGTGCTAAAAACCTAGAGATGATGCTACTTGCCAAACACGGTGGTGGTGTAGGTACAGGAATTAATCAAATTAGACCAGCAGGTGCAAAAATTACAGGAAACGGTACATCAGATGGAGTTGTACCTTTTTGCAAAATATTTGACTCTACAATACTTGCCACTAATCAGGGTTCTGTTCGTAGAGGAGCAGCAAGTGTTAATATTGACATTGAACATGCTGATTTCTGGGAATGGCTAGAAATTAGAGAACCTAAGGGTGATGTCAATAGACAATCATTGAACTTACACCAATGTGCAGTAATTCCAGATGGTTTTATGCAAAAGGTTGAAGCTGGTGACAAAGAATCTCGTAAAAAGTGGGCTGCGCTCTTAAGGAAGCGTAGATCTACAGGAGAGCCATACATTATGTATAAGGGAAATGTCAATAGAGCAAATCCAGAAGCATACTCAAAGAATGGATTAAAAGTCTATATGACTAACATTTGTTCAGAGATTACATTACATACAGATGAGAATCACTCATTTGTTTGTTGTCTTTCTTCTGTAAACTTAGCTAAGTACAACGAGTGGAAAGATACTGATCTTATTTACACAGCAACTTGGTTTTTAGATGGCGTCATGGAAGAGTTTATTCAAAAGGCTAAATTCATGAGAGGATTTGAAAATTCAATTAGATCTGCAGAAAAGGGTAGAGCACTAGGACTTGGTGTATTAGGATGGCATACATATTTACAAGAAAAGAACATTCCATTTGATTCTTTATCGGCTCAATTCGAAACACGTAAAATCTTTTCACAATTAAAGATAGAATCTGAAAGAGCATCAAGAGATCTAGCTACAGAATATGGAGAACCATTATGGTGTGTAGGAACTGGAATGAGAAATACTCACTTAAGAGCTATTGCCCCAACAGTAACTAATTCTAAACTTAGTGGTAATGTTTCTCCAGGCATTGAGCCATGGGCAGCAAATCTACTAACAGAACAAACAGCTAAAGGTACTTTTATTAGAAAGAATCCGACACTGGAACAAGTTTTAGATACAATAGGTAAGAATACTAAATCAACATGGGATAAAATCCTAGAAGACGGTGGATCAGTATTAGGATTACCATGGATTGAAGAATATTTTGTCTCATCATTTTCAGACAATGAAGGAACTTCAGGTATTCAAAAGCCACTAACTAAAAAGCAATTAGAAAAACTACCAACATTAGAACAAGCTGATTATATTCCAATGTCTGATGTATTTAGAACCTTCAAAGAAATTAATCAATTAGATCTAGTAAGACAAGCAGGTATTAGACAACAATACGTTGATCAAGCTGCAAGTTTAAATCTAGCCTTTCCAAAAGAGGCAGAACCTAAATTTATTAATCAAGTACATTTAGAAGCATATAGAAAGGGTGTAAAAACACTCTACTACATGAGAACTGAATCAGTACTTAGAGGAGATATTGCTGCGGCAGCTACAGATCCAGATTGTGCTGCATGCGATGGATAAGAAATAAAGGTGTGGTTAAATCCACGCTTTAGGACCGGGATAGTTCTCGGAACGAGGCCAGACGTATCGCTACTGTCTGGCCTCACTTTTTTGTCACCAATTATCATATTAACAATTAAATGTTAATTATTTTAGATAAAATGTGAAACCTTTTTTATTTAGCAGGTATAATAGTCCAATTAACAAAGAAAAATGAACACAACTTCATTATACTTATTAACAAAGACTGCTAAAAATAACAGCAGCACATCTATCTTTACTCCTAGAACTGTTATCACAGACTGATAGATTTATTTTAACCAAAACATTTTAATATGAAAAATTTTATTTTAACATTAGCCCTTGCGGCTTTGACAACATTCGGTGCTAATGCACAGAATACAAAAGGTGACTGGTACGTAGGTACTGGCGATATTGCTAACACGGCTTGGACTGAATTATCAATCCAACCAACAATCGGATATGCATTCTCGGACAACTATATGGTTGGAATGAGTGTTGCACAAGCTGACTCAACTGAAGACATGGTCTTAGGTCTAGAAGGAAGATATTTCCATAAAGGATTCTTTGGATATGTAGCACTAAACGATTTTGATTTCGATCAACTTCAATTAGGTGTAGGTAAAATGTTCGCATTCCACAAAGGATCTATGTTTGTAGATCCAAAGATCGTTTACGATTTAGGAATGGAAACAACTAACCTTCAAATCGGATTTGGTTTAAAGTTCTAAACTAAAACTGATTTGGTTAAAAGTTAAGCCCAAGTTTCTAGGATCTTGGGCTTTTTTTATGAAACATTTCGAAGCAATTCTATATAATAATAAATCATTATCAAAAACAAATAATTATGAAACTTAAATTAGATCGTATTGACCAGCATGCTTTAACAGCATTCATCAACCGAGTAAAACCAATCGATTCTTTCATCTACATGAAAATTGCAGACGGAACAATTAATTCAACAGTTTATCTTCCACAAAGAGATGCAGTAAAGCATCATTCTGTAGAAGCTAACACCATTTTTCAAGTAGAAGCATGGCCAGAAACTGACAAAGAAATGAAAATTGCATTCTTTGAAGGAAACAAAGTTATTGAAGCTATTAAGCACTTTGACGCAGACGCAATTAAAGGTGAAATAGAATTCATCGAAAATGACAACGAATTAGTAGCATCTACGCTACGTATTTTTAATGACGAACTAGAAATTACTCTAGCTTGTTCAGAACCATCACTTGGCTTTAAAGATCTTACTCAAGAGCAAATTGATGTAATCTTTGCAAAAGAAGATAGTAAGTTTGACTTTAGCTTTGACACTCACATGATTGGTAAAGTTAAAAACTTATTTTCACTTGACAAAGACGAAACATTTAGTATTAAATCTGATGTTTCAGGTGTAAGTGTAAGTGGTAAATCATTTAGCGTTGTTATCAATCCAGATACAAGCGGAAATGGTGAAGTTACAGTATACAAAAAATACTTAAGCTTGCTTGACAAAGACGAACAAACAGTATATGTTTCAGGATCAAAAGTTGTATTCAACTCAAATGATACAAACACATTACTAACAGTTTCAACTTGTCAAACAGCATAGTATGAATATCGAAGCGCTAGAAAATAAATCTATCGAGGAATTAAATGATAATGAGGCGAAGCTGCTTGTAGATCACTACAAGCAGCTTTCAGCCAAATACACTGCATATGAACAAGCAGTTAAGTTAACATTAAACTCGATATACGGAGCCTTCGGTAATAAGTGGTTCCACTTTTTTAATATTGACATTGCCGAGTCAATTACAAAACAAGGTAAAAATGCAATCCTTTATTCAGAGACTATTCTTAACAAATATGTTAATGATTTTTGGCATAAAGATACTGCAGTACATTCTCACTTTGGAATTAAAGTAAAAGGTAAAATAGAAAAACCATCAGTAATTTATATTGATACAGATTCATGTTATGTACAATTTCAGGATCTATATGAATCTATAATTTGGCCAGAAGAAACAGAGAAGATGGAAATCGATGTGTTTATTTTAGCGCTTTATGGTTTTAGACTTAGAGATTATATTACTAAGTGTATGGAGAAATATGCAGAAAAAAGAAACTCAGATAATTATTTGATGTTTGAATTAGAAGCACTTGCATATAATGGTATTTGGATGTCTAAGAAAAAATACATTCAGAATATTGCATGGGATGATAAATTAGAAATCACAGATAGGCATACTTCGTTAAAGAAAATTAAAACAATCGGATTCGACACTATCCAGTCATCTACCCCTAAATTCGCAAGAGAGAAATTAGTAGAAGCTCTTAAAATCATATTTAAAAGTAGAGTTACTCCAACTGCAGAAGATCTTCAATCATTAGTAGTCTTTATGAAAGAAACTAAAAAGCAATTTAAACTTGCAGATATCGATGAGATCTCTTTTAATAGAAGGACTAACAACATTGACAAATACATTGTTGATGATCAGAAGGAATTTCAAATAGGTCTAAAATGCCCAGCAAATGTTAAAGCAGCAGGATATTACAATTACTTATTGAATAACAATAAAAAATATAAAAACAAATATAAGGTTATCGGCAACGGTGAAAAACTAAAGATCTACAATTGTAAATCACCAATATCTGAAGTATATGCATATATGCCAGGAGATCATCCTTATGAAATTGCACCAGAAATTGATTACGATACTCAATTTGAAAAAGCAATGATCGATCCTCTTAATAGAGTATTGACAGCAATTGGTCTACAAACACTAGACACTAATCTAATTTACGCATCGTCGTTATTTTAAAAAAAACATTATGACACCAACATTTTACGAAACTATTTTAAGTTTAACAAAGCAAACACCTAATGACATGGAACTAGGTAATGCAGTAAGAAGATTAATTTGGAAATTAGATGCAGCTGAAGCATCAGATCCAAATCAATTAAAAATTAATTTTCCAGAAGAATAACATGCACGTAGAACTAACAGATAGGCAAAAAGAATACGTTGAACAGTATCAATTTATTCTTAATAGAATGGGCCAAATACAAGAGGAGCTGGCCGAGTTAGGATCAGAATCTTCAAGTCTTATTAAAAGGTTACAAGAAATAAGAGAAGCCGAATCTGTAGAATTCCCAAACTCAAACTTGATAGAAAATCTTAAAGAAGCCGACGAATAAGTCGGTTTTTTTATTTAGAAACAAAATAGGTTATTGTGATATAACCTTAAACAAAAAGTATAATTACATGGCAAAGAAAGATTTTAGTTTTGAAGACATAAACTCAGAGTTAAAGACATTAAATCCAATGGGATCAATTATGGCTGACTCTACATTTAGTGAAGTTACAGAATGGATAGACACTGGTAACTATCACTTAAACGCATGTGTTAGTGGTTCACTATTTGGTGGATGGCCTAACAGTAGAACATGCTCAATAGCTGGACCATCAGGTACAGGTAAAACATTCTTAGTATTAAACTCTGTTAGAAAGGCAATTGAAATGGGTTACAATGTAATTTATTTTGATTCTGAAGCAGCAGTTGATAAAGATCAAATGGAAAAGTTTGGAATTGATGTAACGAAAGTTAATTACCAACCTATTAATACTGTTCAAGAATTTAGAACATCAGTTACTACACTTACTAGCAAAATGCAAGAAGTAAAACGTAATGGTGGAAAAACACCAAAGATCATGATGATTCTTGATTCTGCAGGTAACTTGGCAACACAAAAAGAAATTGACGATGCAAGATCAGGATCTGAGAAAGCAGATATGACCAGATCAAAGGTTCTAAAATCTATTTTTAGAATTATTATGACTCCACTTGCAGATCTTAAGATACCTTTTATTTTCACTAACCATACATATCAAACTCAAGATTTTATATCAAGACAGGTAGCTGGTGGTGGAACTGGACCAGAATATGCAGCATCTATTGTTTTATATCTAGGAAAGGCACAGCTTAAAGAGTCTAGCGGTGAAAAAGCAGGTATTATAGTAACAGCAAAACCTAACAAAAACAGATTCGCAAAACCACACAATATTAAATTCCATTTACATTTTACTGAAGGCATGAATGCATATGTTGGACTAGAGCAATATATTGATTGGGAAGATATAGGTATTACTAAAGGTATAATTGAAAAAGGCGAGAAAATCCCTAAGGCAACTTCAAGAAATTGGATCTGTAAACATTTAGACAAAACAGTACCTAACAAAGAATTCTTTTCAGAAAAAGTGTTTACTCAAGAAGTCTTAGAGAAAATTGAAGAAAAGATTAAGCACGTATTTAATTACAATACTGAAGAAAGAGAAATAGATTTAGATTCAATATTAGAAGAAGATGCAAATTAACCAGGATAATCTACCCATAAAATACATTATGGGCATTGAAAAAGATTTACCTGAATATCCAACGGGCTTCGATATACTTTACAAAGAGATTCAATTGTGTGTTAGAATGCCAGATAGACATAAGGGCAATTTTACACTACACGCCCTAAAAACATATAGGTTTCAAGAAACAGAAGAATCTAAATTGTTAGATTCTATAAACGATCTAGTAAATTTAGGTATAGTAGAAACAGTAAATACCGAGAAAGGTAAACTTTCTTGGAAAATAATTCAAAATCCATTTCAATGATAACAATATTTGATAATTTTATAAAAGATGAATCGCTTTTAGAAGAGATACGATCTAACTTACCACATTTATTTAATGATCCGGGCGTATACAAGTGGTATGACGGATGGTTTAATAATTCTCCTGTAAATAACACTGCAAAGAAAATAATTAAACAGATATGGGGCGATGGGTGTCCAATAACTGAAATATTCAATATTTCAGGTTTTGAATATTGGACCGGGATTCAAGAAGCTAAAGAAATGGGCGATGAATGGGAAGATAATTTGGAAATGCATTTTGATAAAGATGAAGCTTGGTTTGAAAAAACAGGAGAATTAAAAACACCTATAATCGGTTCTATTTATTATCCAGATCAAGAAGAATTTGAAGGAGGTATGCTAGAAATTTACACTAATGGTGAAGAGAATCCACCTGAAATTGTTTACGCAAAACCAAATAGATTAATAATATTCGACGCAGGAAAAGATGTACATAAGGTTACAGTTGTTACAAAAGGCCAGAGGCTAGCAATTGCCATAAATTTATGGGAAGAAATACCTTACAGTAAACAAATCGGTAAGTTTAACATAGAAGGATAAACAATAATATATGCAATTCGGTCAAGATTTTGAAAAAATATTCTTTAGGTTATCTTTAGTAAAGCCTAAATACTTACAAGCTATTAATAAAGGCTTTTATACATCTGAAGAAATAGATCTATTAAGTTATTTGTCTAATAAGTTTTATGATAAATTCCATGAGACTCCAAGTAAGGATCAGTTATGGTTATTAATAGGCAGACATCCAAGAGCTAAAGAAAAAATCAATGAAGATTTACTAGATTTAATTTTTAAAACGGATCTTGACCAATACGATGAAGAATGGTTAACTACTACAGCTGAATCTTGGATTAAATGGCGCACATTTGACACCACACTAATAGATACTATAGAATTTATTAAGACTACTAAGGTAACACCTGAGAACGCAGATACTGTGATCCAAAAGGTTAAAGGTCTTATTAATGATAGAAACAATATATCATTTAACTCTGATCTTGGATTAGATTTCTTTGATGTTGATGCACATGATCAAAAAGAAACAGAAAAGGTAAGTTCAGGATATAATTTTATAGATAGAATGTTAGGTGGCGGATATGACAAGGGAGGTAATCTTATTGTATATGCAGGTGAGCAAAATATTGGTAAATCAATATACTTAGCAAATGATGCAGCTAATTTTGTAAAAATGGGAACTAACACTGTAGTAATTACTGCAGAAATGGCAGCTCACAAATTTATAAAAAGAATTGGATCAAATTTACTTAGTGTTAACATAGGTGAGTATGCTGAGAAAGCAAAATCCAAAGATCATATTAAAAGAAGGTTAGAAACAGTGGGTGATGGATTCACACCGCCTGGACAATTATTCATTAAGCAAATGCCAACATCACAGGCTACCGTATTAGATATTGAAGCATATGTTAGCCAAATTGAAGAAGAACGTCAAATAAAAATAGGTGCAGTGGTAATTGACTATATTAATATCCTTGCCAATTATAGAAATCTAAATACTGAAAATACTTATATGAAGATTAAGCAAATTGCAGAAGATCTTAGAGCTATGGGTATTAGGAATGATTGGTTAATAGTTACTGCAACACAGATAAACAGAAATGGCTATAACTCTTCAGATATTTCAATGACAGACATTGCAGAATCAGCTGGACTTTCTCATACAGCAGATATGATGTTTGGTATTATTCAAGATGATTTAATGAGAGCAAATTCAGAGTATTGGTTAAAGGTCTTAAAAATCAGAGATGGTGAAGGTAAAGGCACTAAATGTAAATTGAATATTAATTGGAATTACATGAGACTTATCGAGACCGACGACATTACTAATTCAAACTTACACGGAATATAAAAAAATACTATGGCAGCAAACGACAAAATATTTAACAATTCATTCGACGCACCCGACTTCGAATTAACAGACATAACCTTTGATCTAGATCCTAATTTTAAGGACAATAGGGATGAAGAAATAAAAATTCACTTCGACATGATCGCTACTAAGATCCATGGGTTAATAGAATCATCTAGATTTAAAAGCTTTAATAAAGTAGATGATTTAGGAAGATGTAATAAACTAAAGAAATCAGATATTAATGATGTGTACGGATATATCTCGGATGAGATGGCTGCTAAATTTAGCCGTATAGATCTATTCAGTGAACTTTGTGTTTATTTCGACATTAACCCAACCAAATTTTATAGCTCGCTCTCTAATGTATACAAAGAAGATCTTATACAAGAATTAGATAAGAAAACAGGAATTTTAGGAAAAAAGAACATTAATAAATTATTTTAATGATTGATCAAAAGACGTTAGGTCAAGAGGTCAATAGAGTTTGGGTTCTTGGCGATTTGCATTTTGGCGTAAGAGCCAATTCAATGGAGTGGCTAGATATTCAAAAAGATTTCTTTGAGAATTTATTTATACCTACATTAAAAGAACATGTAAAACCTGGAGATGTCCTAGTACAAGTAGGTGATACATTTGATAATAGACAATCAATCAATATCAAAGTATTAAATTATGCAGTTAATCTATTTGAAAGACTAGGTGCAATATTGCCAGTCCACGTTATATGTGGTAATCACGATATATGGGCTAAAAAATCGAATGAGATAACATCGATCGATAGTTTAAAATGGATTCCTAATGTTCAGATCTATAAAGAACCTGAATTATTAAATTGGAATAATAGAAAGGTATTAATGATGCCATGGAGAAGAGACGCAGAACATGAAACACAAACTCTAGCAGATTTTCCACAAACAGATATTGTATTTTGCCATTCTGAAGTTAAGGGCATTTATCTTAACGCTAAAGTTAAGAACGAACATGGTACAGATTCTAATGTATATGATAAATACACACGAGTATACTCAGGACACATCCACTTTAGACAAGAACGTGGTAAGTTATTAATGGTTGGAACACCATATCAGTTGACCAGATCTGACGCAAATAACTCTAAGGGCTTTGATCTTGTAGATTTATCAAATATGGAAGAATCATTTTTTGAGAATTATATTTCCCCTAAATTTCTTAAGTATAATGTAACACAATTATTTGACATTACTTTAGGAACATTTAAATCACAAATTAAAAATAACTTCGTTGATCTATTTGTACCTAGCCAGATAGCTACGACAAATGCGCTTAGTCAATTGATTAATAAAATACAACATATTAGTCGTAAATTAGAGCCAAATATTTATCAAGAAGAAAATTACATTGATAAAGACTTTCATGACATAGAAGAAATAGAAGAGATGTATAAAAATTACAATATCTTGAATCTATGCGACATGTATGTTGATAGTATAGGCGATGACGAAGAGATGAAACAAAAGCTTAAAGCAAAGTTAAAACAATTGTACACTCAATGTGCATACAACTACGATACTGAAGCATGAGAATAGATTTTATAGAATTTAAGAACTTCGCAAGTTATGGAAACCAATTACAGAGAATAGACTTTGAAAAAACAAATTCAGAATTATTCTTAACGCTTGGTAAAAACGGTGATGGTAAAACTACTATTGCTAACGCCATGATATATGCTCTTTATGGTAAAGTAGAAGGTGTTAAATTATCAGATTTACCAAATAGGATTAACAAAGAACTTTATGTACGTATAGGTTTAAAATGTGGTGCACTACACATAGAAATAGAAAGAGGTTTAATGCCAAATAAATTTAGTGTTAAATTAAATGGAGTTGAATTTGATAAAGCAGGTAAAAAATCTGTACAAGACTATTTAGAAGAAGAAGTATTTGGTATTCCATATCATGTGTTTAAAAACATAATTATTTTATCAGTAAATGATTTTAAATCATTTTTAACGATGTCTAATCAAGATAAAAAACAAATTATCGATAAAATGTTTGGTTTTTCTATTCTTAACGATATGCAACGTCAAATAAAGGACGAGCGTAGACAGGTTAAGATGGACATTGATTCATATGAAAGTGAACTTAATGAAATAATGAATTCTATTGGCTCCGTTAGAGGCAGACTAAACACTCTTTTAGAAGAATCAAATACTGCTAATAAATCAAAAATAGAAGAATTAAAAACAAATTTATTATCACTAAAGTCTAGTGTAGAATCATTAGACGCAGAGCGAACAAGTGCTGAAGGTGAAATGAATGCATTTAATACACAATACAACGATAAACATTCTGACGCTAAAGATATTAAAAGAGAAATAGATTATCTAAATAAAAAACTCAAACTATATGAAAGTGGTCATTGTCCAACATGTGAAACCAAATTAGATACCGAATGGCATGATAACCAAAAGTGTGAATTTGAAGAAAATATCAAAACCAATATGGACAGTATCAAATCTCTTAAAACAGAGATGGATGTTTTATCAGAAAAAGTAACAGGTGCAAGAGAATCAAAATTAGAATTAGAAGGACAAATTTCAGATCACAAAGTTACGATGCGAGGCCTTAAAGGTGAATTAATGAAATTAAAGAGTACTTCGGGTGGTAAAGACTTTGATCATTTAAGAAATCTTATTACAGAGTTTGAAGAAAAAGAAGCCACTAAATCCAAAAGCAAAGACACATTAAATGGTGACTATAGTTTTATGGAAGTAGTAGAACAAATATTAGGAGAAGATGGTGTGAAGAACTTAGCTGTTAAAACTATTTTACCAGGTCTTAATACTAATATAGCTGCTATGGCTCAAACCATGCACTTACAATTTCATATTAGATTTGATGAAAAGTTTAATTGTATTATTAATCACTTAGGTGAAGATATTAATCCAATGACATTATCTACTGGTGAAAGAAAGAAAGCAGATTTTATTATCATCATTGCAATCATTAAGATATTAAAATTAAGATTTCCACAATTAAATATGCTGTTCTTAGACGAGTTGCTATCTTCAGTAGATCATGATGGTGTCTATAATATTCTTAAGATATTAAATCAAGTTATTAAAGAAAACAAAATAAATACATTTGTCATAAATCACACAGTACTGCCACATGAAATCTTTGATAAAAAGATTCAGATATACAGAGAAAATGGCTTTTCAAAATTATCTATAGAAAGCATAGAATAATATTATGATATATAGAATAACTATTAAATATATAATTTAACTAAGTGGCTACGTATAATCTTAAATACAACAAAGACGATAGTGTTATCAGACATATTATTATAGGTCTATTAGCAGATCTTAATAGTAAATTAAGTTTTAAAAGACAATTAAGCAACGATAATAGAGTTATCATTGATGTGCCGTTTTTTTACTCGGTAAGTGGTGATGAGAACTTTTTAAAAGATGCCTTTTTATTTTCTAATGCTAACGGAATTGGATGTGATCCAGATGGAGAATATGCAGATGGAAATTATGATAAAGTACCAAGGGGTATTGTAAACCTAACTTCATTCGCAGTAGATCCTTCTAAACTAGTTAATAAAAGAAATTTAGGTAACTATAACAGGATCAATGACGAAGGATTTATGGAAGGTTTTGTTGCAGAATTTCAAATGATTCCAGTTGTCGTCGGTGTCGATATTGAAATTTTAGTTTCTAGCCAGTTAGATTTATTTAAAGTAACTGAAGCATTAATTAAAAAAATGTATAAGGCTAATTTCTATCATGTAGATGCTGGACATATTGAAGACGGAACTTATAGAATAAGCTCTCAATATATGATGCCAGATGATTACACACAAGAAAGACCAGTTGAATATGGTTTTGACGATAAGGGTAATCATAAAGTAACATTCTCGCTAGAGATAAACTCATTTCTCCCTGACTTTAATTTTGAAGAAGATCAAATTAGAAAATACACTACAGATTACTTTGCACTTGGTGCAATTGGCGATTATGTAGATCCTAATGGATTTATTTCAGGTGTACCAATTGGTCACATATATTGTGATAATGGAACAGGTGCAAAATGGGAATATAATGGAACAGCTTGGGTTCAAATAGGTTTATGTGGAGATGACGAGAATCAAACACTTGGTGAGAAACTAGAAACAAAAGAAGAGGTTGTTAATATAACCAGAAGAAGAAAACAAAGCAACAGAATGTTTACTCTTGGTAACTCTTCGATAAACTTAGAAGATAAACTAACAGATCAAGAAAGAACAATGTTAGGCGATAATTATAACGTCACAGGGCGTGACTTACCATTCGAAGAATAAAAGAATGATATATAAAGTAAATAAAAAATCTTAAACAAGATGGCAAAATTAAATAAAAACATTATTTCACCAGTATTAGAGCATACAAACGGGTATGTTTTCAATGTTGCTGGCCAAAATTTCAAAGTAGTTGGAAGCCACATAGGTATGTTCAATGAATCAAATTCGGCTTTCGCAGATTTACTTTCTGGTCAGAAAATGTTTAACATCAGTGAAACCACTGTTGATTTCATATATGACTATAATAGAAGAAGCATAGTTTCTTCAATAGACGAAAATGCATTCGATAACTTTAATAAAACACTAGAGGCTCAAGAAAAATTAGCGTTTCTAAAAGAAAGTACTAAAACTGTAAAATTAGGAGGAGGATCTAGCGCAGATGCTTTAAACGAAGCAAAGAATGAAGTGGCTCTTTTAGAAGCATTTCTTTCTACAATGAATAAATCTCCTAGAGGAATAAAGTTTACATACAACGTTAACGAAAATACATATTTTGCAAATAATGTTGAGTTATTAAATCACAGTAATTCTATAGTAGAAACAATCGTGGCTTCAGGTTATATCAAATACCAAGATAAATCGTTATTTAGTTTATTTGAAAATACTTGTAAAAACCACGGATCTTACAAAAGATTAGATTTCTTAGTAGAGTCAAAATCTAATAACATATCTGTTACTACTATGAAAGCAGGGCATAACGTATATGTTTGGAGAATGAATGAAACTACGACTCTTGGTAAATTTAGTAAACTTTTACCAGATACTGCAATAGAATACGTAGCAGAACAGACAGGTGCTGATGTAACGTATTTAGTTGAAGATTTATTAGAATCATTTTCAGAAAGAAGAGAAGCTAAAAGAAATAAGATTTCACTAATGCACGAAATGATTGCTTTCTTAAAGGATCAAAAGGGTAGAATTGCCGAAGCAGATAGAAATCTTCCAGATATTAAAGCAGCTGATAATTTAATTAACACTGAAATCACTAGATTAAGTGAAGAACTTACAGATGCACAAAACGAAGAATTACTTGGACTTTCTGATGGTTATCTAGATGCTACAGTTTCTAGAGAAGCAGAAGGTTTAAAAGAAGGTGATCCTATTAAAGTTGATGCAGTAGAATATGCTTCAGCTGGAAAAGACGACACATTAACTGTTTTTGCAAACGACGAACCTCTTAGAATTGAGAAATTCAAAGTTGCATTAGAAGCAGGTGCAGGAGTTTAATACTCATATATAAATTATTAATTGAAGCCCGTTTGGAAACAAATGGGCTTTTTTGTGTATAAACTTAAACTAAAAGTAATTAAATGCCTAGAAAAAAGAATTACCTCAATAACAAAGATCTTTATAATGCAATAGTAGAATCTAAAGATCAAGATAAGTTAACACCTACCGCAGAGAAGATGTTAATATTACTTGCAGAAAGAGCAATAAATAAATTAACATATGTAAATAGCGACGACAGAGACGATTGTTTACAATTTGCCATGTTAGATTTACTAAAATACTGGCGTAATTTCAACCCTAAGTATACCAACGCATTTGCATATTTTACAGAGATAGCAAAAAGAGGATATGCGAAAGGTTGGAATAAAATACACCCACAAAAATATAAAAACACACTTTCTATGGATAAGATTTCTTCAAAGGATTCTAGCGGAGATGGTGGAATGTTCAATATCTAATGTCAATAAAAAATGTCAAGCCAACTAATAATTCAGGATTTGTACAGGGATATTTTATTCCAACAAACCCAGAAAAATATATTGGCCCGACACCCATTATATACAGATCTTCTTGGGAAAGAAAGTTCATGATAATGTGCGATACTAAAGATAATGTTGTTAAGTGGGCAAGTGAGCCTGTTGAGATCAAGTATATATGGTCTTTTGATAAAAGAGAACATAAATATTATCCCGACTTCTATATGAAAACAAAAACAGAAGAAGGTTTTGAAGAGTTTCTAGTTGAAATAAAACCTGAAGCTCAGATAAAAAAACCACAGCCTCCTAAAAAAAGAAGCAAAGGTGCCATTAAATCATATAAGTTTTTAGCAGAACAGTATGTTAAGAATATGGATAAATATAAGTACGCCAGGGCTTGGTCAGAAAACCGAGGATGGAGATTTATCGTACTTACAGAAAAGTCACTTAAATAATGGGTCAAATTAAAAAGGACATAAAACAATTATCTAAAAATGCCGGTAGCATGAATAAAGCTATTAATGAGGCTAAAAAATGGTTTGACAAAGGCAAGACAAAGAGTATTGCAGATACACGTAGGCCATTTGAACCAGGTAAGATATATGTCTTTGAATATAAAAAACCCAAACACATTGACAGGATCGCATGGTTTGATGCTAATCCTGTTGTTCTAGCATTAGATCCAACAGATTTTGGAAACGATTGTGGCATTAACCTAAACCTTTTACCTCCTAAAATTAAAGAAGATTTACTAGATTTTGTATATGAGCAAATGAAAGGTCAAATAGAAAATCAAAAAAAAGGGGGATCAGCTGACAATGCAAAAAAACAAAGTGAACTTAAGTTTACATATGAAGGCGCAAAGAGATTTTTAAAAGATTATGGTTTTGATTTTGCAATAAGACAGTATATTCCAAACCTTAAATCAAATCAAAAAGTAGTCTCCTATGAAAGTTGGGCGAAGATAGCGATTTTAGACTTTGCAGACATAAACGGTAGCGACTTGAATAAGATCCAGGAAGCATTTAGAAACCACTTAAAGAAATGAGATATATAAAACATAACATAAATTAAAAGTATGGCAGGATTTACAGAAAAAAGAAACGGGCCATTGAGCGTCAATACAAAACCGTTTAGCCTCTCAAGCGCACTTAAAACCTTGAGTAGCTTCGGTATGCGCTATGATGATTTAGTACTTAGACAGTCACAAGCCATTGGTCCAATGGAGGACCAGATCGGTTATGGGGAAATGAACCCATTCGGTTTCGACAACGACGATATTTACGGAGCATTTGCAGCAATGTCAATGACCGATATTAATCTTAAGAAGAACATACCATTCTTTGATAAAGATTATATAAGTAAGAGAGATGAATTAAGAAGATTCTCAACCAACGATGAGATCGAAGATATTTTAGATATTCTTTGTGATGAAACTATAGTATATGATGAGAAGAATTTCTTCGCTCAACCTGAAGTTTTAGGACTTGATATATCTGATAAAGTAAATAAAGACCTTAATAGATATTTCAGACAGATCTATCACTACTTTGGTTTTACAGAAGATCAATCAGCATGGTATTATTATAGAAAATTCTTAATAGATGGTTACTTATCATTTGAGATAATTTATTCTCCAGACCAAAAAGAGATTATAGGTTTTAAAGAACTTGATCCTGTTACGTTAATCCCAGGATATAATAACGACGATGGTAAAAAAGTTTGGGTGCAATATAAAGATGATCCAGTAAAAGAAAGAAAACTTTATGATTCACAGATCATATACATCTCTTATTCGTCTATTACAACAGCATCGAGAGTCTCTTACTTAGAAAGATTAGTAAGAGCATTTAACCTACTTAGAATTATGGAACACACTAGAGTGATCTGGTCTGTTACCAATGCTTCATTTAGAATGAAGTTTATTATCCCAGTTGGTGGTAAATCTAAAACAAGAGCGAAGCAATCACTTTCTCAACTTATGAATTCTTATAAAGAACAAGTAGATTTCGATTGGGACTCAGCTTCTCTTTCAACTGATGGTAAACCAATGCTCCAGTTTAGTAAAGAATATTGGTTACCTTCTAAAGACGGCGATTCACCAGAAATAGAAACACTTGGAGGTGAAGGTCCAGAATTAAATGATACTGAAGCACTTAAATATTTCTCAGATAAATTAAAACATGTATCTAAGATTCCATTTAATAGATTCTTATATGAAGATGGTGGTGGGGAATTTAACCTTGCAGCCGATGGTATGATTAGAGATGAGATTAAGTTTGGTAAATTTATCAAGCGTTTAAGATCTACATTCCAAGAAATATTAGTTAAGCCATTGTATTTACAAATCTGTTTAAAATATCCAGAATTTGTAGATGATCCACAGTTTAAAACTCAAGTAGCTTTAAGATTCAATGAAGAAAACATGTTTGCTGAAATGAAGCACATGGAAATCATGGAAAAAAGACTTGAATTTATTGGATCTATGAGAGATAGTTTAATGACTACTAATCAAGAAACAATGGAAGAAGAATATTACTTCGATCAGGAATACCTAGTTAAAAAATATCTAAAATTGTCTGATGATGAAATTAGATCAAACGAAGCTGCAAAAGCAGCAAAAGCTAGAGAAGAAGCAGAAGAGCCTGAGGCAGAAGACGATGGAATGGGCATCTAAAATAAATTGAATATATAAATTATTATGAAAGTAATTAAAACAATAGAAGCGTTTGCTAAAGAGAAGAACTTCGATAAAGTTATTGAAGCAGCTACAAGAGTGGGCGAGGAATCAAAAGTTTATGTCGATGATATAAGTCTTGATTCTGGAAAAACAGTGGGAGCTGTTGAAATTATCGGAGCTATTGCAGCTTATCCTACAGAGAAAGAATTTAAAAAGTATTTCTATGAGCAATACGGAGAGAATGCATTTGGTGAAGGTGAAATTGAAGTGATTATTAAATATTACAATGACGTCAAAACTGAAGAAGCTGAGGCTGAAAAAGAAGCTGAAAAAGAAGAAGGCGGAGACGGTGAAGAAGGTGGTGAGGATGATCCACTGGCAGACCTCTAAAGGTAATAAGATAATTACATAATAACTAAAGGATATATATTAAAAATAGAAAATCCATAAATATGAAAAAAGCAAAGGATTTGCTAATCGTTGAAATGTCGTCATCGGCTCTGAATGTAACATCATCAGAGGAGAAAGATTATGTTCTCGAAGGAGTATTTGGTCAAATTGATCAAAAAAATAGAAACAATAGAATCTACACTGAAGATGAGTATGTTCCTCAAATTGAGGCTCTTCAGCAGAAAATTGAATCTTCTAAATTGTTAGGTGAATTAGATCATCCACAACAATTTGATACTTCATTGAAAAACGTATCACACATCGTTGAAGAACTTTTTTATGATAAAGAAAGCAAAGAAGTAAGAGGTAAAATCAGATTATTAGATACTGATGCAGGTAGACAAGCTAAAGCATTAGTTGATGCTGGTGTACCATTACAAATCTCATCAAGAGCAGCAGGAGCTGTCGAATCAAACGGTAAAGTAAAAATCAAGCAATTATTCACTTACGATCTAGTAGCTGACCCAGGTTTTGAAAATGCAGAACTTAAGAGAGTCAATGAATCTTATGGATATACAACAGATAATGGTTTGTACATTTATGAAATGGGCGAAGCAAATGTTACCGAAAATATTGAAAATCAAAACACAAACATAGAAATAAAAGAAAATAAAAACATGGAGGAATTCGTAAAAGCCGAAGACTTTAATAGATATTCTGAATATCTGGCAAAAGAAATTAAAGGCATAAAAGAGTCAATGGACGCTAAAGCTGCTGATGCTAGTGAAGACATGACTGTAGAAAACATTAAATCTCACAATGATCATATTGCTGATAACGTTAATACATTATCAGAGTATGTTACTTATTTAGCTGAGAAATTAGACCAATCTATTCAATATTCTGAGCATGTTGCTGAGAAAGCAGATCAAGGTATATCATATACTGAGAACATTGCTGAGAAAGTAGATCAAGGTATTCAATATTCTGAGCATTTAGCTGAGTCTATTACTAAAGTAAAAGATTTCGCTAACTATTTAGCAGAATCTCATAACGAAGGCGCTGATTCATCGGCTAATCTTTTAGGTTATGTAGAATATTTAAGAGAAAACTTACAATCTATTTCAGAATACGCAGAATACATTGCAGAATCAATCAACGAAAACTTAGTAGTTGAAGATGGTGCAGGTGTAGACGCTGAAGAATTAGAAGATGAAACTGTTGATGAAACACCAGACGTTATTGACGGCGACGGAGAAGAGTACGCAAAAGCTGACGATAGAGCAGAAGATAATTCAGACGAATTAGAAGATGAAATCGAAGACGGTGAAGAAGGTGCTAAAGAAGTTACTGAAGATGAAGGTGAAGAAGCCGGTAAAGAAGTTGAAGAAATCGAAGACGATGCAGCTGAAGAACTTGAAGAAGATAAAGCTGAAGAAATTGAAGACGACATTAACGATAAAGGCGAAGTTGAAGATCTAGATGACAAAGTAGAAGATACTGAAGAAGAAGTTGAAAATGCAGAAGATCACGTAGATGAAGAAGACGAAGTTGAAGCTGAAGAAGAAGTTGAAGCTGAAGAAGAAGTTGAAGCTGAAGAAGAAGTTGAAGCTGAAGGTGAAGAAGCAACTGAAGAAGTTGAAGAGTCTGAAGAAGGTGCAAAAGATTTAGAAGAAATTGAAGGTGAAGAAGTTGAAGCTGGAGATAATTCTAAAGAAGGCGACGTTGATGCACATGAAGCTGGAGAAGAAGCTGAAGATTTAGAATCTGATTTAGATAACAGTGATCAAGAAATTCCACCAACAGGTAATACTGACGAAGTAGAATCTGGTGAAGGTGAAGAAGAAGCAGAAGGTGAAGATGGAGCACAAGATCCATTAGAAGCTTATAAAAGTGAAATCTCTGCAAAACTAAACAATTTGATTGAAACTGCTCAAATTAAAGAAAATGAAAATCCATCTTTCTTTAGAGTTGTATCATCATCTACAATAGAAAAGTACAATGCTCTTAACGAGGACGCTAAAACAGAAGTTAGATCAGCAGTATCTAAAAGAGGTTTTATGACTGAAAGAGAAATTACATCTATTATTGAATCATCTCAATTAATCGTTGAGAATAAAAACGCTGAACCATTTTTCTTAGCGGCTATGCCACTAGAATATAAAGAAACATGGGCAAACTTAAGCGAAGCTAAGCAAAATCAAGTTGCTGCACAATCAAAGTATCATACTTTAAATACTGAGTATCAAGTAAGAAACTTCTGGCAAACTAGAGATCTTAGAGAAACTAAGATTGATTTAAACAAAGTAGCAATGGTTACAGAATCCAAAAAAGAAAACAAGCCAACGCTTGGATATGACGCTGGAATCTACGCTGACGCTATGAAGAAAAGATTCAAGAAATAAAAAGATATATAATAATATAATCGACGAAACGGGTGACAGAAGCAGAAAACCCAAGCATGTCGAGTTTAACTATAAACACAAACAAAAAAAGAACATTTACAAAATGGCAAATTTAATTAATGAATCTGAAATCAGAGGTACTTGGGCTCCTATTATTGAGGAAGCAACAGGAATCAATGAATCAGAAAAGCTAGCTTGGATGTCGACTTACTGTCACAATCACAAGCTTTATGAAGACGCTCAAATGATGGCGTTAAACCCAAATAGCCCAGGATCTATGAATATAGGTGGTATGGGTGCTGTATCTTTTCCTTCACAAGTTGGAAACGGTGCTGATGTAGGAACTAACGGTTCTGGTGACAAGTCTCCAACGTTATTACCTTTAGCAATGCAAGTTGCTGCACAAACTATCGCACTAGACTTAGTACCAGTTGTACCAATGGCTGGACCAATGGGTCTTTTATCTTACCTAGACTTCGTATACGAAGGAGGTAGATTAGATGGTGGTGTTGCTCCAACTTACATCAAATCAAAAAGTGAAGACGGTCAAGTTGCTAACGCAGTAGACGGTTACTTATTTACTAAATTAGACAAAGCATCAAGAATTGATGGTTTTGCTATCTATGAAGTTGAAGAAACTGGTGCACACGCTGATACTTTACTAGCTGCATTTGAAGCAGGTACTGCTGTAGATAACGGTATTGAATTAGTAAAAGCGTTAGAAGATCACATTCCAGGATTCTCAGGTGCAACAGGTGCAACTGTTAAGCCAATGTCGAGAGAAGTTGGTGAAAGAACTCCGGACAAATTAATGGGTCTATCTTTATTCTCTAAAAGTGTTGCTGCTGAAACTTTCCAAGTTGCTGCTGCAGTTACTAGAGAGCAAGTACAAGATCTTAAACAATTCGGTGTTGACGCTGTTGCTCAAGTAGAAGCAGTTTTAACTAACGAATTGACTCAGTCTATTAACCAACACATCTTAGCAGAAATGAGAAGATTAGGTGGTGTATCTCCAGCTGCTGCTGACATGTTGACTTTAGATTTGGATTATGATATGGTTGGTGGAAACACTTTTGGTGATCACAATAGAAGAATCTTAACATTTATCTTAGCTCACGCTAACTTTATTGCTAATAAAGGTAGAAGAGGTGCTGGTAACTTCGCAGTTGTTTCTGCAAAGATTGCTTCAGTATTACAAGGTGTTGCAGGTTTCGTACCTAACCCAATGGCTAATACAATTAACCAAGTTGCAGGTGCAATCTATCCATTAGGTTCAGTTGCAGGTATCAACATTTACACTGATCCAACGCAAGCGTTTGCATCAGGTGATATTTTAGTTGGTAGAAAAGGTGACGGTAATTCTCCAGGACTAGTATTCATGCCATATTTAATGGCTGAATCAGTTCAAACTATCGCAGAAGGTACTATGGCTCCGAAAGTAGCTGTAAAATCTAGATATGCTTTAGTTGAGGCTGGATTCCATCCTGAAACTCAATATTCTGGATTCACAGTGAATGGTGTAGAACTATAATCTTTGAATAGCAATATTTAATATTAAAAGGCCCTCTTTTTGAGGGTCTTTTTTTTGCTTTAAACTTTAGGCTTATTTAATAAGATATATAAACCATAGACATTTTAAAAAATACACATAAATGATGAAACTTAATAAAAAAATCATGATGTTTGAAGATTTCGCAGGAACTGCAATGGACGCTTCAAATAACACATCACCAGCTTCTAAGACCACAACAGGTTCAGTAGCTGTTGATAAGACTAATGTTAAATCAGACGATGCTGTTAAAAAAGCAGAAGGCGAAAAAGTAAGAGCAGACGTTATTAAAGACGTAGACGCAATCCTAAATAATTTATCTAAATTATCAAACCAGATCAAAGAACATTATATGATCAATGAAGAGGTTTCTGTAGAAAGCGTTTTAACTTCTCTTAAATCTTCTTATGCTATCGCTAAATGTGAAACTAAACTAGGAAAGTATAAAAAGATTGCATTAATGGCAAATAGTGCTCAACAAGCTGCAGATAATATGCAGGCTGAATTTAAAACAATGACTAAGTTTGATCAGAAAATAGAAGCAGCAGAAGGCGAAAAAAAGGTAAAACTTAAAGAAGCTAGAGCGAATGCTAAAACAGAATTAGATCATAATAAAGAAGTTAACGCTGAAAAATTAAAAAATGCTCTTCAAGAATTCGAAACTGAATTAGAAGAAAATGAAAAAAACATAGCTAAAGACAGTCCTTTGGGAAAGGTATATTTTAAAAGAAAACAAGTTTTAAAGAACATGGTCTCAGAAGAAGGTTTAGAGAATAAGGCGAAGGTACTTAAAGCTATGGGTAAAAAAGATGCTGCAGTAAAAGCTGCAGGAGAATTAAAAGAAGTTCAACAAAAAGGAAAAGAGTTAGCTAAAGCAATTGCAGACGGTGAAAAAGAAGCATCTGACGATCTTAAAGACTTAGAAGGTGTTAAAGCATTCCTTCCTGAAATTGAAGCTATTCAAGCTACTTCAGTTGCTATAAAGAAAATTGGAGATCAAGCAGACGCTCATATAAATAAATTAAAGCCTGCTAAAAAGGAAGAAACAACAGACGACACGACAACAGACGACACGACAACAGACGACACGACAACAGACAACACGAAGACTGACAACACGAAGACTGACAACACGAAGACTGACAACACGAAGACTGACAACACGACAACAGACGACGATACCGAGACTGAAGATGATAAGAATAAAATAAAAGAAGAATCTTTAGACATAGACAATATTGTAGAAAACGCTAAAGTAGAAGATCTTTATTCCAAAGCAAAGGGCGCTAATGATGAAGGAGCGTTAAACAAAGCTAAAGAATTAGCATCAGCCTTAAAATCGGCAGCTGCTGAAGAATTAGCGGCAAAAACCGCATTAGCAAATAAAATTTCAGGAAAAGAAGTTCCTAAAACTATTATAATTCTAGCAGGTGGAGACGATGAGTCTGCAAAAGAAGGCGAAGACGGTTATACTTTAGGTAGTTTTATCGACAAATATGGAGGTGGATCTTCTATAGTAGGTAAAGAAGATTATTCACCTATTAAAATAGCAGATGAAATTTTAGCTAGTGTAGACGATGCGATTGCAAGCGCTACAGGTAAATCAGAAGATACACCTGATGAAGATACACCTGATGAAGAAACAACTGGTAATAAAACACCAGAAAAGAATTCTAAGGAAGACATGATCGCTAGATACAAAAAATTAGTTGATGGTACTGATGATGAAGAAAAGAAAAAGAAGTATCAAGATAAAATAGACAAGCTAAGTAAAACAGAAGAATCTAAATTTTTAGATCCAGATTTTGTAGCTGTACTAGAAGCTGAGTTATTAGCGTTTGAAAATTCAATAAATGAATCAGAAGAACTACCTAAGACAGTTAAGCTTTATGTAGGTATGTCAATTGCTGATAGATTTAAAGCATTAATGTAATAAGATTAAAGAGAGCGCTTAGCGTTCTTTTTAGCCAACTTAAGAAACTCCTCTCGTTCTGCGAGCAGGAGTTTTTTGCATTCCTTACGAAACTCAATAGAAGATTTAAGTATACGACTATCTACCATTGGTGCATCGAGTACTTCATAATATTCTGGATGAACAAAGTTTTCCAAATCAAAGTTCATAAATTTAGACTTAATTGGTTTTAGGCTTATTGCACAGATCCAGTCCACTGTATTATACGATAAATGTAATGTCTCGATATCGACGACCTCGTTAGTGCTATGATCCCAATATAATTTTAAACTACTGGCAGATCTATTGGTAGTTTTTTCCATTCTTAAAATACATCCTATGAATTGATCATCTTTAGCCCATTTCTTAATGTGCCTGTGTTCTATTAAGAATTTGCGATGATGTTTCTTAAGACAGCTCAATATAATCCCGTATCTATTTCTAGGGTTTGGTCCATTGGTTCTTACTATTTTAAGTGGTATTGCCATATATTATATTTATCTTTGAAACTTTAACGCACTTAGAGCGTATAATTACCAAAACACAGATATATGCAATCAATAAATCAACTCTTCACAGAGAAGTATCGTCCAAAAAACTTAGATGATTTGATCTTACCAGATCGAGTAATGGCAAAATTCAAAGATGGATTAGTCCAAAACATGTTATTGTCAGGTTCTCCTGGAACTGGTAAAACATCATGTGCAAAGGCAATTGTAAATCAATTTGAATTACCGTACCTTTATATAAATGCATCTACAGATACTTCAGTTGATGTTATTCGTACCAGAATTACAGATTTTTGTTCAACTGTTTCTATTATGGATAAGCCTGGAATGTTTAAGGTAGTAATACTCGATGAGGTTGATGGTGTATCAGATCAATTCTTTAAAGCATTGCGTGCTACAATGGAAACATTTGCATCTAATTCTAGATTTATTGCTACATGTAATTACATTAATAAACTTCCGGATCCTATCTTATCAAGATTTGAAGTTATTAATTTTGATTTTGACAAAGAAGAAGAATCTGAATTAACTAAGAAATATATTAAAAGAGTTTATCAGATATGTGGAAATGAAGATATGACAATTGAAAAACCAGCATTGGTAGAATTTGTTAGACGTAATTTTCCAGATTTAAGAACTACGCTTAATAAATTACAAGGATATAAAACTCAAGGTACTTCTAATATTACAGTAGAAGATGTTAAGAAGTTTAATTCTGTTTATAAAGATGTATTTGAGCTTGTATTTAATGAGACTGATCCTGCTAAAAATTACCAATTACTTGTTAGTAATTATGGAAATAAAGTAGATGATGTTTTACAAACATTAGGTGAAGAATTTGTTGAATATATACAACAAGAGAAATTACAACATGTTAAACACATTCCTCAAATTATCATTACGGTTGCTAAACATCAAGCACAAAGAGTACATGTTATTGATCCAGTGATTACAATGTTAAGTTGTGTATATGAAATACAATCTATTGTTAACTCTTAAAAATAAGTTAGTATAAATTTTTTATTGTCATTTATTTTTAGTATATTGGCAGTAGATAAAAGAAATAAAGATATGAAAGTGGGAAAACACACATTATTGATTGACGGTAACTATTTTGTATTTAGTAGATTATTTGTTCTACCTAAACCAAAGAATGGCGAACAGCTATTAGGTGATGATAAGCAAAAATCTCAATTTATGCGAAAATTGGCCATTGACTTTGCATCAGAGATGCGTAAGTTAAAAATGTTCGTAGATGACGTTGTATTAACAGTTGATTCTAAATCATGGCGTAAGGATTTATATCCCGAGGCAGATTACAAAGGCACTAGAAAACAAAGTTCATCCGTAGATTGGACTGCAGTTTATGGAGTATATGAAGAATTCCAAAAAATTGTTGCCAAAAAAGGTGTTACTGTACATCAAATACAAGGTGCAGAAGCAGATGATGTTATCTTCGGATGGTCTACAATGCTTAACGCGCGTGGTAAATCATGTATTGTGTGGTCTGGTGATAAAGATCTTATTCAGTTAGTTAACTATTCTAACACTAATGATGCACATACATTATGGTACTACAATACTAGAAAACAGTTATATGCATACAAAGGATTTGAACAAGACATGGCAACTTCGGCTGCTGCAGATTTATCTACAGATGATATGCTATTTAATATGGGTGGACAAACTATGTTAAGGGATAATTATCAAGGTGACATTGTGGGTTGGATTAATGCTAATAAAATTTCTATTGAAGAAATAGACTGCGACGAGTTTATTCTCAAGAAAATTCTTACTGGAGATAAGTCAGATAATATTCCAGCATGTGTTACTTGGCAAAAAGAAATGAAGACTGGTAAGATGCGTAATTACTCATTAACTATGAAACATGCAGATACCATATATGATCAGTTTCTTAAAGAATACGATAACTTTATCATAGATCACCTGTTCTCTTCTGAATACAAAGATAAGTTATCTGATATAATCTATCGCGTAGTAGGACATAGCTCACCCACGCTCATCAAAGTAGCTCTGTCAACTAACATTGCTTTAATGCTTTTACATAATAAAACTATTCCAGATGCAATTCAACGTGCTATTTACGATTCTATCGAAAAGGATTGGGAAGGTGCTATAGATAATAAAGATTCTATTATGGAAATGGATAAAATACTAGAAGGTACACATTGGTTAGATAAGTCAAGTGGATTTGGGCCAGATGCGTTTGCAGGTATAGATATACCTAAAGAAAATACACCTACAAAGAAAAAGCCTATGAAATTAGTAGGTAAAAAAACTAAAAAGACAATATCAAAGGATCCAACTAAAAAATTATTTTAATATGACGCTGACAGATTATATTCAAATAGAAGAAATATTAGCAGAAGCCAATGCGCATGGTATAAAGTTAGAGGTTATGGCTCTAGCTGATAAAATAGAGGCATTACATGATATGTCAAAAGTAGATGCACATCAACATGCATTTAACACTCTTATAAGGTAAACTTTCTTACCTAACAACATATAATAAATATGCTAGACGAAACTAAATTATTCGACTTCGTGAAAATAATGTTTACGAAGAAGAATCAATACGAAAAAATAAAGAATCACAACAAGAAGCGCCATCATTTTATGATCAATAGATTTATGGCCATTAAATATCCAGCTAACGCTCAGATGTTTAATATTAACGGTATTAGCGGCGCAAGTGTTGTAGAATCATGGGCAATGGTAGCTCAGCGATTTAAATCAGTACCTGGGTGGTTTTACACCAAAACAAAAAAATCTGCTGCAAAAAATAAAGCAGATAAATATATTCCAACAGAGCAAGCTGTTCAAATCTATCTCACTAAGAATGAAATAGGTATGCGAGATTTTAATGATCTTAAACTATTCGCAAAAGAAGATCTTTATTCTGATTTGAAAAAAATAGAAACCCAGGTCGATGTCTACAGGAAATAGAGATACATTTTCAGAAGTTATAGATATTACTTTACATAAGTATAATTCTATTGATTTAAGGTTGTGGGGAATAATCACTAGATTTTCTACCACAAAAACACTAAATGAATCAGAAGTACTTATTGATGTTAATGATCTTAAGAGAATTGTATATGCTTCTTTTAAATCTGAAATTTCAAGATTTAAAGCTATCAGTGATGTTGCGATACATAAAGAAGCTACGTCAATATACTTTATAAATCAAATTTTTGACACCATGACCAATTTAAGATGGGTCAAATTTACTCTTAATAAAAACTCGAGCTATAGTAGAATTATTAATGTAGATCAAATTAAAACTATCAAATATAGTACTAAGACATTGAGAGGTAGCATCAGATTATTTGATATATTTAATGAACATGAAACTGAAGTAGCTAGTATGCTCTTAAAAAGGGCTAAACTAATGGGAGAAGAAGAACACTTCACAGTTATTAGAATTAGAAAGTTTTTATCAGTACTAGATCTATTCTTATCTGAAAATAATACAACTGAGGTTTTTAATATAATTAATGCAATTATTCAAAGGGTAGAGGTATATGAATCTGATAATCCAGAGATGCTTTTAATCACTGATAAAAAATCAGATATATAAATAAAAATAAGTCGTAGACTCTAACCGTTAATGGTAACTAATTTTACAGCAAATCAAATAGGTGATTATATGTTCGCCAAGCTCGTAGATCCTTACGAGAGTATTACAAATGTCACTGGATGGAATGTAACCGCTGGTGTTACAACTCCAAATACAGCCGGGCTACTTGCTATGGATTTAGGTCAAAATACTATTACAGGTATTAATACAAACTTAGATTTAGTAGCTGGAGAAAAGATTCTTATTTCTAATTACACAGTAACTGTTGACGCATTACTTAGTCCAACTCAATTTACTATTATAGAAGGTGCACCTATAACATCAACAGGTATTACATTTTATAAAAAACCAGATGCTAATAATCACTTCGACTATTCATATAGATGGTCTCAGAATGGCTCTAGTACAGATGGTGGCCAAATGTCCCCAGCTAGACCACTTAACATGGCAACTGGACCTAATGATTTACTAGGTCAAACTTTTGATGCTTCTAAACCCCTTTGGTTAGATGTTAAGGCTGAGGTTAATAGATTAGGAGATTACAATACAATAACTTTATTGAGCGTTACCTTTGAATTACTTTCTGAAAATGGAGTAATTGAAAGTTGTCCACAATTTTGTGGAGATTGTACTGATCCTTGGTCTATGAGTGGGTGTGCTAACATAGTTATAGATTGTGAAGACGGTCTATATGATCCTTATAATTTACAGAGACCTGTAGATACTTATAGAGATTTAAGTGAATTGTCTTCAGAGATGTGGGGACATCCTGTAAAATATTTTAGAGTAGAACCAGATAAAAGATCAAGCGATGTTGTATTAATGGAATATTCATTATACAATGTAACAGATTCTTCGGATTTAAAGATAATGGTACCTGATAATGCAATGCCAACACAAGAATTTCAATATGATATTTTTGGAATGGGATTTGAAGATTTTGAAGTACACCTTACACAAGGTCAATTTAAAACAGCGTTTGGTTTAGGCCCTAGTCCAAGATCCAGAGATTACTTATATTTCCCTTTAATGAATAGAATGTACGAAGTACGATCGGTTTCATTTGCAGATGAATTCAATATGGATATGACATATTGGAGATTAATGTTAACTAAATATGAAGAAAGAACAAGTAACATACATACTGATACTGCAATTGAACAACAAGTTGATGATCTGGTTACAGGAATTGAAGAAGTATTTGGAGAAGAAATACAGGCAGAGCAAGATAAAGTAACAAAACCTCAACAATATAAAACAATATTTAGTGAAGTTAATGACGGTACTAGATATAAGATTCACAATGATTTAAAAATCAAAGACACTGAAATTAGAAATCAATGGACTATGGTTTCTAAAAACTGTTATGATATGTCGAGTATTAAAGATATTGGTGTTGAAGCATTACAGTATGTAAGAAAATCTGAATTATCTTCAACTAAGAATATGGCAATGACCCTTTGGTTTAGGCCTACTACAAGCGCATTTAGTCCAACCAAACCTAAACTAAATTTAGTTAAAGGTAAAACAGGTTCTAAAGGTTTAAATATTGAAACTACCAAATCTGCAATTACATTAAATATAAATGACGATACACATACATTTAACTATGCATCAGATTTAGAAATCGGAACATGGTATGGTGTAGTTATTAATCTAAGTAATACATATAGCACATTAAGTGCAGACGTTTATAGATTAGATCCAATGAGTAACTGGCAGAATGGTCAAACAGTACAGCAGACTTTAGCGTCTGTATTATCTGAGAAAGTAAATAACATTACACCATATGGTTGGACAACTACAGATAAATGGGCACTAATGCCAGGTAAACATGAAATAACAAATATTAGATTGTTTAATAAAGTTATTGGAGATGAGCAACATATTAATCTTTTACAACAATATGTAGTTAGAGATAATCAATATGCGCATATCATTGATAACGCAATACCTTCTATCCAACTAAGACGCTACAATCAAGCTAGATAAATTAGTAACAAATATTTACTAAATTTGTTACAAGTATTTTCTAGATATATAGATTATAATATAATAATATGAGCGAAGACAAAAAGAAAAGCATTTCAGATCAAGCTGATGAAATCAGAAAAGAATTAGATGCTTTAATAGGTGAAAATCAAATGGATGTAGAGACAGATCCAACCGATTTACCAATGATACAGAGAGAAACCAGCTTGGCTCCTGTAAATTATACAGAATTAAAATCCTCATCTGCAAAAAAAGCTAAGAAGACTATAGAAAGTCTTATGAAGTTTTATCTAGACGCAGATATTATAGAAAAAGATGATTACATCAAAGCTAAGAAAGCTATGGATGAAATGACAATGTCATCTTTAATATATCAATTACAAGCAGGTGAAAGAGCGCTTACTACTTTATTAGAAACAATAGAAGGTGGAGAATTAGCTCCCAGGATGTTTGAAGTTTTAGCTACTTTACAAAAATCAATGCTAGATATTATTAAGTCACAAACAATGTATTTAATGGCAGCAGAAGAATCCACGAAGAGAATAGCTAGAGACATTGAGATATACAGAAAAAGAGATGATATTACAGAAATTGAATCATCTGGTGGAGATGTATCAGATAGAAATGTACAAAGAGGTACTAAAGATTTAATGGCAGCAATTCAAGCAGGTATAAATAATCAAGATAATCAAGAAGATATAGAAGACGTCGATATAGAAGAGTCTACTGAAGAATAACAATGAGCGACTACGTAGGAGATAATAAATGGATCCCAAAGGAAGATACAGCACAAGCTGCTTCCGAAAGAATTGTTTGGTCTACTAAACAAGTAGATGATCTTATGCTTGCACTTGACCAAGGTTATAGACCAAAGGTTGCAATGCCTTTTTATGAAGGTAAACAATTTTTACGTAAAGGTAATATTGTATTTGAATATACTGACGAAGAAATAGGAGAATTGGCCAGATGTGCTCAAGACATTGTCTATTTTGCAGAAAAGTATGCGGTAGTAATGACGGATGAAGGTATTCAACAAGTTAAGCTTAGGGAATATCAAAAGAAAATGCTTAGAAATTTTCAAGACGAAAGATTTAATATTGTTCTTGCTGCCCGACAAATGGGTAAAACAGTAACTGCAAGTATTTTTAATGCATGGTATGTTACTTTCAATACAGATAAGAACACACTGCTTCTTGCTAATAAATCAGATTCAACTAAAGAAATTATCGATAAGGCTAAAATTGTAGTTGAAAACCTACCATTCTTTATGAAACCAGGTATTATTAAATATGACGTGATGAACGTTAGATGTGATAATGGTTGTCGTCTTATAGGTCAATCAACTACTGCAAAATCAGGTATTGGATTTACAATTCATAATTTATATCTTGATGAGTTTGCACACATTCATCCCTCTATCGCAGATGCATTTTACGAGAACGTATATCCTACGTTATCCTCGTCTAAAGTCTCAAGAATTACTATTACTTCTACACCAAACGGGTTTAATAAATTTTATAATATTTACGCTGCGGCTGAAAGAGGAGATAATGAATATAATGCAATGCGTGTCGATTGGTGGGAACACCCAGACAGAGATGATGCATGGTATGAAAGAGAATTAGCAAACCTTGGTACAATTGAAGCATTTAATAAACAATATGGAAATGAATTTGTTTCGTCTTCAAACCTTTTATTAGATCCAGTAGATATGAAGAAAATGAGAAAGCGTATGAAAAAATATGTTTCTCATGAAATAGATGAATTTGATTATATTAGCATAGACGTAAAAGACACTTTATCCTGGGACCCAGATTTTGACATAGAGACATGTAAAGATACTGAAAACTTTTGGTTATTCTCAGTAGATATTGCAGAAGGTAATGGTGGTGATTATTCAGTAATTAATATTTTTAAACTAGATCACATGAATCCTCAAGAAATTGAGAATGTAACAAATCCAGGTGCAATGTATGATTTCTTTAAATTTAATCAAGTTGCAGTTTTTAGATCAAATGAACATGTCATAGAAGATTTCGCAAAGGTTTTATATACACTATCAGTTGATGTGTTTAATGCAGAGAATGTTAAAATGGTAGTAGAGTATAATACATACGGTACTATTCTATTTCAATACTTAGGAACTGTATTCCCACAAAGAAATGATTTTGATGAAGAAATGATAGTTAGATTTAAACATAGGCATGATAGTAAAACATTAAAACCAGGAATAAAATTAAAAACAGATAATAAAGCAGTATTCTGTCAGAATTTTGCAAAATTATACAAGATAAATAGATTAGATTTGACAGATGAATCGACAATAGTAGAAGCCAGTTTATTTGGTACATTAAGAAACGGAAGTTACGGAGCTCAAATGGGAAATGATGATACAATCATGACAGCTATTACCGCTACTGAATTTTTTAACACAACAGACTATGCAGATTACGTTGAAGAGTTATTAGATGTCATCGACCCAGATGTCCACGACGCAATGGAAAGGATCTTATTCAAAGATACCACAGAGCAAGGGGATTTACAGTTTGACATTTATGATCTGCTTAAATAAATTTACTAAACGGAAACGGATATATAATAAAAGAACAAAAAAATAAACTAGAAAAATTATGGCATTAAGTCCTCAATTACAACAGTTCAAAAGCTCAGGCGTATATCGCTTAGAGTTTGACAAATCACAGACTGTTAACATCCCAGCTGAAACTATTAGATTAGTTGTAGGAAGATCAAAAAAAGGTCCTTACAACACTCCAGTATTCATTGAAGATGTTGAACAGTTTACAGCAGTTTTTGGCGGTGTAGATAAATCTTTAGAAAAGAAAGGAATGTTTTTCCACAGATCTGCAATCGAAACTCTATCTAGAGGCCCAATCTTAGCATTAAATTTAACTGAAGCTGATAACGCTGATCTCGTATCAATCGTATCACCTTCTACTAATTCAGGTCAAGAAGGCGGAACGCACATTAACTTATCAAAACAATACAGTACAGTTTTTGACACAGATAAATTCTGGACACCAGCTGATTACAAATTATTACAAGCTGCAGGTAATGAAGCAGAAACTTCTGACAATGCAATATCATTTGTAAACATCAAGCAGGATCCTATTACTATTATCGTTAGACAAGCTTCTAACACTGATGGTTTTAATTTAACTGCAAGAGAATGGTATGGTGAAGCTAACATTCCAGAAGGAATCGAAGAATTAGAATACGTATCAGATTACATGGTAGACGTAATGATCTTCAAAGGTAAATTCGATGCAGGTACATTAAACAACGACCCAACATATGGCGAAATGTTTGATACTCCAGGTCTTAAAAGATCTGAGCTTGCAAAATTTGCTGCTTTAAGAGAAGTTAGTTTACTAGCACAATACACTGGATCATTAATTCCTGATTTTATGGATAATGAAGGTCGTCAATTATACATTGAGACTTTAATTAACTTAGAAGCAAGAAGAACAGGTTTATTCTGTGCAATTAACGAAGAAGCATTAGAAAGAATCGATTTAGTAGGTGAAGACTTTAACATCTATCAAGATTATCAAGTACTTTCACATAGAGTTGATCAAACTGTAACCTCTACTCCTACAGCAATAAACGCTGTAATTAAAGTAGATGCAGATGGTAACTTATTTGTTGAAGGTCTAGTAGCAGATGATTTAGCAGCTATCTTTATTGAAGATGGTAAATTCTTAAACTCATCAGTAAGCGGTGAATGGCTAAGAATATCAGATGTAGTAAATGATGGATCAGGTAACTGTACAATAGAAACTGAAGATGCAGGATCTTTCGATAAAGAATCACATGAAGCATATGACGGTGATCCATTAAATGTTGCACCAGCAGAATGGTCATCAGCCGCTACTATGACAGTTGACGCTGACGGTTCAATAATCATTGACTCTAACGTGTGGACACAAGGAGCTGTATTAGCAGGTGCTTTCTTAGAAAGTGCTTCTAATGGAGAATACGCAAAAATATCAGGTGTAAATGTAGCTTACGGTACAAACGGAGATCAGATTAGACTTGCTCCTGAAGGTGGACAAGCTTTTTCACAAGACTACCACAATCTTTCAATAACATCTTTACAACCTTTTGTTAGAATGGCAACTGATTCTATTGATGTATCGGTAATTAATCCTAATGATAGAGCAGTTCTTTTACCAGATGTAGCTTCAGGTTGGGGATTTGAAGACGCTGGAGCAGGTAACATTATCTTCTCTAGAACAAGCGCTATTGCTAGTAATTTTGATTGGTCAGACGTTAAAGTTGGAATGTATATGCCAACTTCAACTGGAAAATTAGCTAAGATTACAAGAAAGGTTAAAGAAGTAGATGGAAATACAACTAAGTATAAATTAACAGTACATAGAGACGTTGGTAACATAAGACCTGGTCACGTACTTAGAAGATACGAAGAGTCTACAGCACATTACACTATGTTCCCATTAAGTGGAGCAACTCATACGCCTAAGAAAATTGCAGAATTAATGTCAGCAATCAAACCAGGCACAGGTTTAGGTAATGCTTTAGTAGATAAAGATAATATCACATTCAGATATGTAGTTGATACATTTGGATCATTAGAAGATGGTACTATCTTAAATAAAGAAGAATTAACACTTCTTTGTAAAGAAAGACAAAACGCGTCAGCTATATTAAACGCACCGATGGTTAAAGAATTGAAGAAATCAACAAATCCTTCTTTCATGAACACATTATCTAACGCATTTGATGTTAACACAGTAGCAACTGGTGGTAATTTAGATTTAAATCCATCATTATTGTATACGCTTCCTTCAATCAATGAAGGTGCTAACTACGGATTCTATTATGGTCCTGGTTTAAATGTACTTGAGAACGGTAAAACGTTGGTAATTCCACCAGCAGCTTACGTATCTAACAATTACATCGATAAGTATACAAGCGCATTACCATGGTCAATCATCGCAGGTCCAAGAAGAGGAGTTGTAGGAGGTACAGGTGTACAAGGTTTAGAATTTGCATTCGATAAGAATGACAGAGACGTACTTGAGCCATTTGGTTATAACCCAATCGTATTCGAAAGAGGTGTTGGTTTAACTATTAAAGGTAATAAAACTGCACAACAAGGAATTCAATCAGCATTATCTTCTGCACATGTTAGAGAAGCAATGATCTACATCGAAGATGGTTTAGCTGAGATATTGAAGAACTACTTGTTCGAGTTTAATACTGCTCAAACTAGATTAGAGATTAAAACTTTAGCAGACAACTTTATGGAGTCAGTTAAGAAAGATCAAGGTGTTTACGATTACAGAAACATCATGGACGGAACTAACAACACTAACGAAGTTATTGACAACAACATGGGTATTTTAGATACTTACGTTGAGCCAGTTAAAGGTCTTGAAATCTTAGTATCGAGAGTAACAATCTTGAATACAGGAGAAATCGCAACCGGCAACTTTGCATAAGAAACTAGATATATAAAATAAACAAAGATAAAAATTATGGCTTTACCACATTATTCAGAGGATCAAACTCAAAAGAAAGGTAGAAATTTTGAAGCTGTACAGGCTAACCTGTTCGAAGTAACAATCCTGCCACCAGACGGTGTAACAGGACAAGGAATGTTATTACAGCACATTAACTCTATCTCAGGGCTAGATACTCTACACAGGGAAGTAGCTGCAGTTGAACAAAAGTACAAGTTTGCTACCAGATCATTTGCTGGTATGCCTGACGGAACTGCGATCGACGTGACAGTTAACTTTACATTAAACTTAAACGATTCTAACCAAGCGTATTTATATAAAACTATAAGACAATGGTACAGATCTCAATACAATCCAGAAACTGGTGAATTAGGTCTTAAAAAGAATTACGTAGGTACAATTGTAATAGTACAATTCAACAGAGAAGGAGACATTTACAGAAAGGTAACACTTGATGACTGTTTCATTACTTCTGGAGTTGGTTTCACAGGAGAATTAAACTATGAAACTGCGGATCCACAGACATTAGAGATCACTTGGAGAGCTGATGTTTGGGCTGAAGAACTAAACTAAGATAAATTTAAAGGAGAGGATGCTTCTGTATCTTCTCCTTTTATTTTGCACAGAAAATATATTATATTATTAACATATCAAAATATTATGAATAACAATAAATTAACCAAAAAGCTCCAAGTGCTTCTAACAGAGGCAGAAGTAAGAGAGGTTAATCGGGTTATTTTAAATGAAGCTTTAGAAACAGAAACTCGACCGGTGTCAGTAAGCGCATGGATAAGAGATCTAATTCAAAAAGAATTATCACGTAAAACACCCGATCAAAAATCAATATTAAAACAAACACTGAAAAACCTAAAAGACAAATAACATGAGTGAAGAAAATAACAAAAAAGAAGAAGCGGCTAAAAGGGCTTTAGAGTCAAAAGACGCTATCAACAGACCATCTGTTCCAGAATCAAAAGAAGAAGTTTCCAACATGGAAGCGGTTATCGATGAAAAAGGTTTAGGTAAGGTTAGTATGGGATCATTTACTCCCCCAAAGGCTGCGCCGTCTGACGATTTACTAGGATGGCACATTGAAAATCTAGATAATCTACCATCAAAGGGTAAATTCTATCCAGCCAATACTATCATTAAAATCAGATCTGCAAAAGCAGCTGAGATTAGACATTTTTCTACTATGGATGATAATAATTACATCGACATGGAAGATAAGTTAAACGCTATTGTAGAATCATGTGCAAGGATTATGTCAGGAGACAGAAGATTATCTTATAAAGATATTTTAGAAGAAGATAGAATTGTACTTCTTTTAAGTATTAGAGATTTAACTTTTCCAGAACCAGAAAACAAGTTAATACTTAAAGGTAGAACTAAGAAGGGTAAAAAGTCAGTTGATATCGAATTAGCAACTAAAAATTTGGTACCTACTGTAATTGAACCAGAAATTGAAAAATATTACAATTCAGGTGAAAGAATCTATACTATCCAAACTAGATCAGCTGGTGAAATCAGAATGAAACCACCTACAATCGGTGTTATGGAAGAAGTAACTGCTTATTTACAAGACAGACAAGAAAAAGAAGTCGAACTAGATAAAGCATTTATTCAAGTATTACCATATATTGTATCTGATTGGAGAGGATTATCTCTTGCTAAAATATTTCAACTAGAAGTTGATTACAAAGGATGGGACGATAGAAAGTATATGATCGTTTATAGATTAGCAGAAAAAATGAGAATTGGTGTACAAACAACACTTGAAATGGATATCGATGGGGAGATCGCAACGGCCCCTCTTGACTTCCCAGGTGGCATCAAAAGTCTTTTCATTATTTCAGATCTCTCTGCAGAACTACTTTAAGACTAAGTTCTACCTGGGTATACATCTTAGAATGCAACCCTCGGAGATTGAAGAAATGTACTACTATGAATATTGGTATTATGTTCAAAATCTTCAAGAGTACATTAAGGCTAAGAATAAACAAACATCGGAACAATCAGAACAACAGGAGAAACAATCGGCTGCTATGAGATCGCAGTCCTCTCCTAAGATGCCCAAAGTTCCTTCAATGAAAGCACCTACATTTAAGATGCCGAAATTGTAAAGATATATAGTATGAGAGACGGTGTGCTGGTTTAGCGATCAGCACACCACATACTTAAAAAATATTTCTCGAAGACTTGAACTTAAATTTTATGAAAAGCGCCTTTGATAGGATGGGTGCTCAAAGCAAAGCGATAGAAGAACTCAATGAGTCTGCTAAAGTAACCGCAGCATCGGTTACTGTTGGTGGGGATTTGTATTCGAGAATAGATGCACTTGTTACTGTACTAGAAGATATGGCTTCTGGTAAATCCGGAGGTGGAGGTAATAAGACAAGTATTAAAGAAGCTATGGCCATGGCTATCATGGCACCTACGCTAAAGCCAATAGGTACAGGTTTAGGTTATATAGTAGAAGCACTTAACAAATTAGGACCTGACGGTGAGAAAAAGGCTAAAGCAATGGAAGGTATTGCTGGCGCTTTATCAAAACTCGGTGATGTCGGTAAGTCTATATTCGCATTCGCAGGGTATATGGCACTTTCAATTCCACTTTTAATAATAACAGCAATGGCATCGCCTTTAATAGCGATAGCTCTTTTTGCGACAATTGGTGCAGTGATGTTAGTGGCCAAAATATTAGATAAAAAGAAGTTAAAGGCGTTAGCGCAACTTAAAAAAGTAGGTTTGGCACTTTTAGTTTTTGCTGGATCACTGGCTTTAATATCTTTATTTATAGGACCTGCAATTAAAGGAGCTATAGGAGTTGCTATTATGTTAGGTATAATAGGTATAACCTTGAAACTACTTGATGTGTTAGGTATTTTAGATGGTAAAAGGTTAAAAGAATTTGGAACAGGAATGATGTTATTGGGTCTTGGTATATTAGCCATGGCCATTTCATTCGCATTAGTTCAATTAATAATGCCACAAGCAATGAAAGGTGCTATATGGGCATTAGGTATTATATTAGTAATGGGATTAATGTTCTGGATGCTAGATAAGATGGGAGTTGACAAAAGTATGCGAGAAGGTATTATGGCAATTGCCATGGCAGGTATCGCTATTGTTGGTTTAGGTCTTGCATTCGCAATATTTAAGTATTTGATTCCAGACATGGAAACAATTTGGGCAGCTATTAAAATGTTAGCAATTATCGGTGGAACATTTATGGTAATAGGATTAATGCAAAAACCAATTATGACAGGTGCTAAAGCTTTATTATGGGCTTCATTGGCGATAGTAGTTGTAGCTCTTTCATTTATAATATTAAATGCATTAATTCCACCTGGAGAAATGACGCTTGAATCGTTTATGCCTCTTTTAGTAGTAGCTGGAATAGCAGCGGCTTTTGTGATCATAGGTTTAGGTGCTAGTTTAATTCAACAAGGTGCTATCGCAATGATATTAGCAGGTGTTTCTGTTATACTAATAGCTCTTGCAGTAAGAATGATTGCCAAACCTTTACAAAAAGGAGGATGGGAACTTATTGGCCAAATAGGAGCTTTAATAGCAATGTTAGGTATAGAATTTGGTTTATTCGGTTTAGCATCTCCGTTTATTTTAGCGGGTGCAGCAGCGATGTTAGTCGCTGGTGTAGCAATGATAGCAATAGCTGGAGGTACCGCAGCGATGGGTGCAGTATTAAACAAAAGTAAAAAATTATTACAACCTGCTCCTTCTGGTGAAGGATCAAACTTGTCTGTCTTACTAAATACAATCGGTGACGCATTTAGTATGTGGCCATGGAGAGCAGCAGGTATATTAGTTGGTGCAGCTGCAATGTTAACTGCAGGTCTTGCATTAATATCAATCGGAGTTGGTATTAGTAAATTTCAAGTAATTTCTGAGAAAGCTGATTTACCTAAATTGGCTGAGAATATAGCATTTATGGTCGGTTCATTAGCCGTTCCTTTTAATTTAATAGGTGGAGGTGGAACACTTTCAGTTAAGGATCCAATGACTGGGAAGATGGTAGACATTAAATTCACTGGTGGTGGAGGTGGTTTCTTCGGCTTAGGCGGTAGTAATCCAGTAGCTATGGGTATTTCTTCTGTACATGGTATGGGAGCTGCATTAACCGGAATTGCTAAAGGTGTTCAAAGTATGGCTAGTCTTAAATTCCCAACAGGATTTGATAAAGAAGGTAATGCTACAGGATATGAAACATTATCCGGAGATATTTGGAAAACAGTTATTGAAAATACAGTAACTATGATTGGTTCATTAGCAGTTCCATTTGCTATGATAGGTAACGGTCTTACAATAACAGATCCAGAAACTGGTCAACAGATTAAATTACCAGGTGGTGGTAAAAAAGGACTTTTAGCTTCTATATTTGGTGGAGGTGAATCTAATCCAGTTGCAGATGGTATTTCTTCTGTACAGGGTATGGGTGAAGCTTTAACAGGTTTAGCAATGGGTGTACAAGCCATGGCATTACTTAAAATGCCTTCAGGTTTTGATCCAGAAACTGGTGAACCTACAGGATTTCAGCCATTTAATTTAGATCACGCTAAGACAGTTACAGAAAACACTAAAACTTTGATAACAGCACTATCAGGTACTTTTGCACAAATAGGTAATTCGCCTAACGCCAAAACTAGTTGGTGGGGAGGAAAGTCTACAATACAAAAAGGTATTGATTTAGCACAAGGTATGGGAACACCTCTTAAAAACTTGGCAACAGGTGTTCAAGATATGGCTAATTTAAAATTTGCTAAAGGATATGATGCTGAAGGTAAAGCCACTGGATATTACACTATTTCAGATCTAGATAAAATTGTACCTAAGATTGAAAGAAATTCACAAATGCTAATTAAGGCACTAACAAACGTATTTACTACTATTGGTGGTAGTGATGCTGCTAAAGGTAGAGGATGGACATTCTGGAAACCTACCAAGTTTGAAAAGGGTATTAAATTAGTTGAAAAAATTGCAGATCCATTTAAGAAATTAGCGGGAGCTGCAAAGAACGCTGCAAATATAGTTAAAGATGTTAAGAACGCCCAAGAGGTTCAAGAAAAGGTTAAAGCTATGATTCAGGCTATTACTGAAGCTAGTGGAGAAAAGACAGAGTCAGAAATAAATACTTCAATTAGATTGATAAATGCCTTAGGCCATAACTATAACATATTTAGTTATGCTATACCTAAAATAGTATCAGCCGTAAATAGTTTTCAAGCTAAACAAGGTAAATCATTTATGAGTGTTTTTGGTGGTGAATCAACACCTGAAACTCTAGTACCAAAACTTATGATGTTAAAAGGACTTAGCACAGCATATAATAAAATGTCTGGAGCAATTCCAAAAATGACAGCAGCTATTAATAGTTTAGCACCAGAATCTATGACGTCATTTGTTAGAATAATAGGTGGTACCACATTCTTCCCAGGACAGGCCGAAGCAAAAACAAAAATGTTTATTGTTATAGGTAAAACGTTCTCACGCATGGGTGATGCTGTTCCTAAGATTTCATCAGCCGTTAATCAACTAGATCCATTTAAGGCAACTATTATGAAAAATATGTTTATGGGTCCAGTTAGTAAAATAAGACCGATAGCAGGTTACACTGCTCAAGCATTATTATGGAGATCTATTGGTAGAAACATGGAAGCTAACGCCAAATCTTTCCCTGAAGTTGCAAGCGCTATTAATTCAATGGATCTTACTAAATTACAAGAGTCTCGTCAAATGTTTGAGGCACTTGCAGTTCTTTCAAGTCAAGATAGTCCAGATGATATATTAGCTGCAATGGGTGAATCATTAGAAAAAGCTTTAGAGAATCTAGCAGAAATGATTGAGAAATTTAAAACTTCTGTAAGTGAAGGTAACGAAGAAAACGCAAGCATACTTGAAAAGGCAGCAGGTGGACTTGGAAAATCAATAGGTGCATTTACTTCTGGAATTACTGGAGGTGGAAGTGGAGGAGATTCAGCACAAGTCGTTGCAGCTATCAACAAAATGCATAGATCATTATCAGGTTCGGGTATTAGAATCAAAAACGTAGATGATTTAGGGTAATCTCATGAAACCTTTATTTTTTGTAAAGTATAACTACTAAACAATATAAATGAGAACAAGCACAACATCGCATTACAAGAGTTCAACTATTGACGCAGCAACATATAACTTTGCAGATAAGACCTTAACTGTGGTTTTTAAATGGGCAATTTATGTTTATGAAGCAGTTGACGTGGCAACGTGGGTTAACTTTAATTCAGCAGAATCTCAAGGCAAAGCACTTAATGAGTATATTAAGGGTGAATTTGAATATACTAAACACGAAGACAACCCTCCAGGTAGTCTTTTAGATGAGCTTCCGCCAGCCGATTATCAATTAGATAATTAATATATTAAATCATGACAAAAGCAAGTATCGTACAAAGATTGTTAGACAAAGGTACAATCACAGCGGAAGAAGCAGTAATTCTATTAAAAACAGAAACTGTAAATATTCCAATGTACACGCCTAATCCTTATTATTCTAGTCCAGATTGGACTGGAACTCCACCAGTTTGGTGCGAAGACAATACAACAAGCAACATCGATTAAATAACTTTCTAATGAAAAAGCGTAATCAATCACGTGAGGAAATTAATCCCGAAGATCGTAAGCGAAAGCTTAATTTTAAAAAGAAACGACAGCGTAATCAAGAACCAACATTTGATCATCGTCGCGTTAGAAATCTAAAAGACTTAGACGATTATGAAGAAATCTAAAATAAATTGGACACTTATTATTACATGGTCTGCTGTTATCACAGTAGCTTATTTAATTTGGTCAAATGTCTATAAAATTATTATAACATGAATGACTTACCTGGATATTACATAAGCGATGAGTATAGAACTAATTCAAAAAGTCTTGTTCCAGGAGGATGGGATGTTGAAGTAGAATTTGATTCTTTCGAAAAAAGAATTTATTCTAACATTAAAAACACAGAAGCATACGCTAAACATATATTGGCAAATGATAAAAGTGTGAAATCAGTGACAGTAATCGGAGAAAGTAAAACATAATGAAAGAAAGAGATTTTATACACAGACACATTGAGAGCATATTAGATGTTCCTGGTGATCTTAGTTCTGGGATCAACGGTTGTATACTCGCAAGCGTATTCGATAGAGCATGTGACATCCTAGAATCAAATGGATCTAAGAAACCAAACATTGTAGATGTAATCGATGATCCAGAATGTGAATTAACATATTTAGTAGAAAATGGATGATGATATGATATTTTGGGATGATATGTGGAACATGTCAAGTAAGAAACTAAAAAAAGCAATTAAAAATGAAGATACTACAAAAGATAGCGTGGAAGACACGCAAGTGGAACCTGAAGATTAATTTATTAGACCTATTTTTACACGACGGTGATGGGTGTTGGGGATTTACTTTATTAGAAGTAGTTCATAATTTCGAAACAAGATCTTTACTTGCATTTGAATTTAGATTACCAAATGGTGGTAATGTTAAAAAATTTAGCATTGACAATTGGGATTTCTTATTTCTTAGAGGTTATATGTATAAACAGTGGGAAAAGTTAGATGATAGAAAAATGTGGTCAGGTCCTCTTTCCAGATGGGATGAGATGAAATTAAAGATACTTGGAAAAATACTTTAAACTTTTTTAAAAATAATCAGCCAAATATTTTTTTATTTGGCTTTTTTTTGGTATATTAGTAGAGTAATTAAATTATTAACTAAAAGAAAAATTATGCCTTACATTACAAAAGAACAAGTTAAAGCAAAGAGAAAAGCTCTTAAAGAAGCTCTTCCTGAGTACAAATTATCTATTACTACTGAACACTATAGTGGTATTAAAGTAGCTATCATGAGAGGTCCGAGTACGTTACATGGATCCACTTATGAACAACTAAATCCTTATATAGATTATAGAGAAGAGAGATGGGACAGAGATCTTGAAGATCATGTGTCTTACCCTGAGATTGCAGATTTGATGGAGGTTATTATGCCTATATTAAACGAAGGTATTGGTGAAGGTTTTGAAGACTCTGACTATGGTCATGTACCTGACTATTATACTTGGGTTCATATTGGTAAATGGGATAAACCTTACGTCTGCACTCAAATTGCAGGTGTAGATTTTTCGGAATCTCTTAATCAATTGGATAACTTATCAATCCTTTCATAAAAATGACATTTGACGAAAGGTCTTTAGAAGCTGTAGACATTTTTGGAAAAGATGTGGTTGACGAGGTTATTGCTATCGTCAACCTTTCTGATCCTGATGCAGCTTATGTTCAATTTGAAGACGAAGGCTTAAGTAACCACGTCTCATGTGTAGAATTTATTTACTTTAATTAAAATATTATGAATAAAATTAAAAATATCATTAGAAGTATTGAAAGTATAGATATCGTTCTTATAACAGCATTTTGTTTATACTTAGCATTTTTAATTTCTAATGTTGCAAAAATGTTTTAAATGAGATCACTTATTTTTATAACTCTTGTATTATTTACATGTGTTCTAGTAAATGCCCAATCGGTAAAAACTAAAAACACATATGGTGATGCCATCGTATATGTTGACGGTAATACACTAAAATATAAGAACATATATGGCGAAGCATTATTATACAATGATCATGGTACTATTAAAATTAAGAACTCGTATGGCAATGCAATCTATTATTTAGACGGTAATACTGTAAAACATAAAAATAATTATGGTGCTCATGTTTTCTATTTTGACAACAACACAATCAGAAGTAAAAATAAGTACGGTGAAGCATTGTATTATTTAGATGGAAATACGTTAAGATATAAGAACAAATACGGTAGAGCTATTTATTATTTTGAAGGTATTCCAAAACTATGGGTGATAATTTGTTTAATATAATTGTAAATTTCCTAGAAAGTATGTAATTATACTTATATGGAAAACAAAATAAAAACACCTATTACCGAATTGATAGAACAATTCGAGTCTGAGCTACATCACGATAACGTAAATTTAGGTTTACAATATGCTATTGCGATTTCAAAAAGAATGCTCAAGAAAGAACAAAAAATAATGTGCTGGTTTGCTAGAGAATGGCACACAATTAAAACAGAACACTAATGAAAGAACTATTTAAAGAAAGAGTTGATTATAATAAACTCGGAGGAAAAGAACAAGAAGTTTACAATTTTGCCAAAACAGCAGCAGTTCTTGTAGAATACGGCTTTGCATGCTCTCAGATCACTGCAGATAAACACGGTGCTGACATGATAGCATATCATATAGATACAGCTACTCCATATTCGATTCAGTTAAAAGGATCAAGGGCAACACTAGATCGTAAGTATTCTGGTAAAAACATTTGGATAGCATACACAGATCGTAAAACAAATGAGCTTTGTCTTTATAACCATGATCAAGCAGTAAAGATATTCGAAAAAACTAAATCAGGTCAATGTGATACTTGGAAAAACAAAGGATGGTACAGTGGGATGAGTATGCATAAACATTTTGAAGAAACTATTACTCGTTTGAAAATAAATTGAAAATAAACGCGTAAAAGTTTTTTATTGTCGATTATTTGTGGTATATTAGTAGTATACTAATGGAGGTTACTACCTCTTTCACTAAAAAAACAAAATTATGACAGTAGAACAAAGGTTATCAAATTTAGAAGTATCGTACATTAAGTGGTCAGAAAAAGAAAACGGATGGGCAGATGCAGGTTACGTTTGGTGGGATAGAATTAAAGATTGCCAAGAATGGTGTAACAAAGAAAAGACGTATGTGCCTATGAGTACTACTAAAACACTTGTCACTATGAGATCTTGGGTAAAAAGACAAAAATCATTTTGTTCGTAACTTTTAAAAATAAACAGTAAAATGCTTTCCCCTTTAAAATAAAAGTGGTATATTAGTACTGTAATTAAAAACTAAAAAAAATATATGTACACAGATTTTCAACTCATATCAGATTTCGTTGAAGCATCAAATGCTTCTAATTCTAACACATCTAAATTAGAAGTGCTAAAAACATACACTCAATACGAGACAGTATGTAAAGCGCTTAATTATACTTATGACACATATAAACAATATGGCGTTACTTCTAAAAATTGTAAAAAGAATTCTGATTTAACTGGGCATCCTAACACATACGGAGATTTCTTTCTTTTACTTGATGATCTGAATGACAGAGTGGTCACAGGGCACAACGCAATTGCAAACGTTAATCAATATGTTAAAGAAAACCCGCTGTTTGAGGACTTAATCTGGAACATTCTGGATCGTAATCTTAAGACTAGATCTACTGCATCTATGATTAATAAAGTAAAACCCGGCCTAATTCCTACATTCGATGTTGCACTTGCTCAAGCATACGACGAGAAGACTAAGAAAAAAGTAGATTGGAATGATGGTTGGTATGTAAGTCGTAAACTTGATGGAGTTAGATGTCTTGGTATTATAGATGATCAAGGTGCAGTTAAATTTTACTCTAGACAAGGTAAAGAATTCTTAACATTAGATTCTCTTAAGCCTTCTATTGAAGCTCTCGGTCTTTCGAACATGGTATTTGATGGTGAAGTTTGTATGGTAGATGAAAATGGTAATGAAGATTTCCAAGGTATTATTAAAGAGATCAAAAGAAAAGATCACACCATTGCAAATCCATTCTATCACATCTTTGATTTATTGACAATTAAAGAATTTAACGATAAAGAATCTATTACTACATTCAGTGAAAGGTACACTAACATTAGATCTTATATTCTAGACGGTGATGAATTTATTAGTTGTCTTGATCAAGTTTTAGGAGATGACATTGTTATGGAAAGAATGATGGAATTATCTAAAGAAGGTGGATGGGAAGGACTAATGCTTCGTAAGAATACAACATATAAAGGTAAGCGTTCTAATGATGTTCTTAAAGTTAAGAAATTCTATGACGAAGAATACACAGTTGTCGATCTTGAAAATGATACACACCGAGTTATTGTTGATGGTACAGAAGTAGAAGAAGAGATGCTAAAGAACGTTATCATTGAACATAAAGGAAATAGAGTTCAAGTTGGTAGTGGCTTTAATCATGAACAACGTAGACATTATTTCCAAAATCCTAATCAGATTTTAGGAAAACAAATCACAGTTCAATACTTTGAAGAAACAACAAATATGAATGGAACTCACTCACTAAGATTTCCAGTAATTAAAGCGGTGTATGAAACACCAAGAGATATTTAAATATAAATAACATGAGATATACAGTAACTTACGAGGTTTACATTGAAGGCGACAATAATAAACATGCCCTTTCTAAGGCAGAACTAATAGCCAAAAACCAGAATGCATTGCACCCAAATCAACAATGGGATGTACATAAATTACATATCACACCATTTGCTTCTTTAAATACACAAGAAGTAGATATTGATGCGATCAGAACAGAAAAATTATTAAAAGAAGATTTACCATTTTAATTATGCCAGAATTAGCCGAACTTAAATTAACATCAGATTACGTAAACAATTGTTCAGAAGGAGCAACATATACACGTGTAGAAAAGAATCCTCAACACAAAGGAGCAGAACTAGATATTCCCTTTAAATACTTCAATATCAAAGCAGAAAGTAAAGGTAAAGAAATTGTACTAACCATTAAAGATGAAGATAGTAAAGATTTTATTCCTATTCGTATTACTATGGGAATGTCAGGCCATTTTCAACTAACGAATACTGGTCAAGAAGCAAAACACGCACATCTTAAGTTTCACCGTAAAGACGGTACTACACTATCATTTGTAGATGTACGTAGATTTGGTAAATGGACACAAGGTGTAACATGGAACGAGGGTAGAGGACCAGATCCAACATCAGATTTTGATGCTTTCTTTTTAAACATCATGACCAACCTTACAAAAAGAACATTTCGTAAACCACTTTATGAAGTTCTTATGGATCAAAAATGGTTTAATGGTATTGGTAATTATCTAAGAGCTGAGATTGTATTCAGAGCAGAAAATGTCGATCCGTTTCTTCCAGCTGCACAACAAATTGCAAAATATCCAAAGATCTTGGAATTATGTAGAGATATTCCAATGTTAGCATACACCAAAGGTGGCGGAAGTATTAGAGACTGGGACAACCCATTCGGTGAAAATGCACTCCAAGAAAAATTCATGCTTTGTTATGGAAACAAAACCATGGAAACTCGTATAGATTCTAAGAAACGTAGATTTTGGTATGATCCTAAATGGAATGTACCTATGCACAGAGATGATTTAAAAGATTGGGACTATTATAGTGGCTTACCAAGTCCGGCAGCATATAAATAAAAACATTATGAAAAAGTATTTAATTAAGTTAAAGTCTTTATTCACAAAGACACCTGAAAGGAAATTTACATGGACAGTAGAAGATTTTGAAGCTGCTAAAAAATGGGCTAAATCTCAACCAGATCCTGAAGATCCAAGTAGAACATTATGGGAAAAGGCATATGTTTCTAATTGGAATGAATCAGCATACATATTATCAGAAATTAATAAACAAATTCAAATTCAGCATGAAAAACACAGTTAAATTACCACAGCCACAAAAGGATATTATTGTAAAAGCCTTACAAGTTTATCAAACTGCATTAAGAACACTAGAGGATAAAACAGATGATCAAGAATATACTGACTTTGATATTACTGCTTTAACTGGAATGTTTAAGGACAGTGATGTTGATGTAAGAATTGAATTAGATGAAGA